GGGGGGGGGACCTTCTTTTTCTTATGGGATATTAACGTGTATAGGTGAGAGAACACACAAAGCTAATTTAGTTAATACACTTTTACTTCATATATCTTTTTGTTCGAGTTACATATCTTGGTTTATTTGATCTTTGGATTTGCTTTTTAAGCAATCGAATTTCACTTTCATATTGTTCTTTCGATTTTATAGGAGTAAAGTATTCTCCTCTTGGTACAAAATATATCTGTCCAGGCTTAACATCATTAACCGCAATCTTTTTTATACTCGCAGAAAAATCAGCCGGAGCTACTATTACATCTATTCCTGGTTTTTTCATTTATTTTCCAATCAAATTAGTTAATACACTTTTTCATTACTAGTTCCATCTATACATTCGACAGTACCATATCCAGGACTAGGTTCTATAACATAATATATTTTAAATAGATTCAGTCCGAATATTTCATAAGTTCCGTATTGTACCCCTTGACGTTTGCTATTGAACTTGTGTCTATCATTACTTTTCCTCCAGCTTAAAATGCCCAAGAACAATTCCCATTTTAATTGCCTCTCGCTTAACTGTATGATTTGCACCCATACTCATATCTCTAACAGTTACATCGTCTCCCTTAATGTCGATGATAATGAGATAGTCGGAGGGGTTTTCTTTGTCAAGTATAATGTCCCCGATCTTCATTTCTACTTTTTCTCCACTTCGCCCGTTTCAGGATTAACAAAACCCATAACATTTTTATGGAACACCCGAGCTTTTTCTAATGTTTTATATTTGGTTGAGCTTATATAGAAGACATCACTTACCCTGTCATGACACAAAACTTGTCTAGGCTCTACAGGTGGCTCCCAGTATTCAATAAATGTATCTTTTAAGGTTAAACCTTCTTCACTCCACTGATCCCACTGCTCTTTTCCGGCCAGTGCATATGTTCCGTATTTGTTTTTGTAAATTACATGTTTCATACATCCTCCTATAACCATAGTCTCATAAAAAATTTTCGAAGTCAAATAAAATAATACACCTTGACAATAAATTTAAATTGTGAGAATATAAATACATGCCGTAGCTCAATTGGTAGAGCGGTGCCCCGCAAAGGCACGTAGATATGGGTTCAAGTCCCATCGGAGTAGAAGTTAGGCTCTTATGTGGCGAGTAAGGCCCTCGTAAAGGAAAGTGCCTTACCATGTCACATTGGCGTACTTACTGATGAAGGGGGACTTCGTTTTTTAGAAAGGAATAGTTCATGGGATGGATATTTTTTATTATGGTTTTGCTTAGTTTATTTTTATGGATCAGATATGTTCCATATCCCGAACATGGTCCAGATACCGCTTCTTACACTCCGGAAATTAACGAGATCGAATTTATCGTATACAGTCCGAGTTTGAATATTATGGGTGTGTGTACTTTCATCGGAAATAACTCGTCTTACATTGAGACTGACGAAGAGGCAGATCCTAGTGACTGGATTATTTTGGGGGAATTATGAAAATATTTTTTAAAGCATTTACTATCACTATGTTGTGTATGATACTTTTAGTTGCAATGGTGGCGTTTGTTACATGGACAATACCTTCTGTCCCAGACGCTTTTAAAATTTTGAGATTTTCTGCTTGTATGGGAACTCTTATTGGGTTATTTGTTTATTTTACTAGACCTTATTCAAAAAATGACAAAAAATAAAGAGTTTATTAGATTAGGATGGGAGTTGCTCGAACATAAGTATCGTTACTATGTTCAGAACAGCGCGACTGTATCGGATAGAGAATTTGATAAATTAGAAAAACGGTACAGAATCCTGGCTAAAAAATTGAGGTTAAGGCCTACGGCAGTTGATATGGTGGATTTTAATTGGTCAAGACCGTCATGCAGGTTGGCTGCGTTTAGAGTTCATGGGGTAGATCCTAGGTCTGGAGACTATCGATTATCTGAACAAGGTCATTTATATAAATATGTAAAGGGAAAGTTAATTAGGCAGAATTCTTAAGCTGTCTTTTCGTAATTAATTTGCAAAACTCGCGTACCGTAATAAAACATAAAATACCATCCTGAATGGTTTTCTCCAGTGTATGCGAATGATCCAAATCCTAAAAATATCGAAAAGCTAGACTCAGGATCCAGTTCTTTCTGAGGAAGAGTCATTACTGTTATCTCTTTGTTTTTGTACTTAAACATCTTAAACATAAATTTATAGTCTCATAAAAAATTCTTAAAGTCAATATGAATAATGCAGTTGACAAACACCTTAACTGTGGTATTCTGTTTAAGACATAGCGGCGTGAGAAGCTGTGGAGTAGGCACGGTTGACCCTTAAGGGATGGATACCTGATACCACTGGAGACACGCAAAATGGGACCGCACAATAATTTTCCCTTTCCAAGCAGCGGGCGAAACAGGATAGGGGTGCCAGAGTAGCGACTGGTCTATGTTTGGCTGACAGTCAGTACTGTCCGACTCGCTCCCGTAAGGGGCGCTTTATTTAAACTTAGTGTTGGGAATACCAGTTAAGTTAGGTAAGCATTTTAAGATGCCACTTGGACGAAAGTCTAGCAGAAGAGTTGAATTGGTGAGACTTGCACCAAACAAACCTTAGCTGTCCCTTTTTTATTGGAGAAGCAATGAGCGATAAATTAGAAAAATACCTATCCAAAATTAGGACACGCGTTGAGAGGGCGACCAAAGGGCCTTGGAAATATGATTGCGGAAACCTAGAAATTGAGCGCAGGGAAAATCGCTCTTATGTTTGTGATTTTTCAGAATGGGCAGGGTATGGAGAAAATCATCAATTTAAAAGCGAAGTTGACTATCACCGTAATGGAGATTTTATAGCCCACGCCCGCACCGATGTTGAGGTGCTTTTGAAAATGTTCGAAGCAATGATGTTCTGGATAGAGGATGAAGCCCACTACGTAGGATCGGGTAATTTTTTAAAAAAACTTGAGTCACTTGTTCCTGGAGGAACCGATGGGCAATAAATTACAATTTGATCAATACGGTTTACTGGGACAACCATATCCTGAAGGATTAGAAGGAGGAGATAGTGCGTCTTGGACTGGACTTTATATTTTTTTTACTGGCGATACCTCTATTAATTATGACAATCTTGAGGTTAGCTCGGGAGCTTACGTCCGACACCACGTACCTCATCCTACACTTAATCGTTTTGGGTCTTACTATGCTAACCCTTATGATGGTGTTATCTCTCGCGACCAACTTACTGGGGTTATTCTAGCTCGTATTGGACAAAAAAATACAAAAGCAATTCTCAGGATCTTAGTTCATCATGCTTTGCGTCTATTCCTGTTTTCATATAACACTCGAAAGAATGGCGTACATCCAGAAGATGCCCCATGGAAATTACCAGATATAACGTTTATGGATATTTGGGCGCTATATCTACGCGGGCTTCCCCTCTTAGGATTGCTCCTTTATCCTTTGCTGTGTCTGTTTGATCTGCATTTACTATTTAATGCCGTTAATGTGCGCTATATCAAAAAAGAACAAGAACACGTTCTAAACTACTTAGGAAAACTTATTTGTGCCAAGAGAATTCTACCAACTCCACTTTCTATGCTTGCCTGGGCTATTACAGATATGACCCAAATGAAGAAAGCTTTAGAAACGTACTGGTGCGGATGGAGAAAGCAGTGTGGTATGGTCGGGGTTTTCACTCGATGGTTTGATTCCGTACCGGAATCTTAAAAAACTCGGGAAACTACTTTTTAGGTATATTAATAAAATTTCCCAGAACAAGAATGGCCGCTGCCCAGCAGATACATCCAAAAAATAATGTATCAGACTGAGACAGTTGGGCCGAGTTAAACTCTCGGTAAACCTGAAATCCAATAGGCAAAAGAAAAAAGATTAAAGATAGCTGACATAAATCGGTAATTACTGTATTTATACGCTTCATACATATATCATTTCAAATATTAGCTTGATTGTCAATAGTATTATTGGTATTCTATTTATGGAGGATTTATGGGAAAGTATAAAGATAAGTTAATTGATAGCATGGAAAGTAAGATAGACCCCGAAGATATGCCTGCTTATATCGTTCCTTGGGATGAAGCTGAATGGGTTAAAGGTTGGGAGCAATGGAACCAATCAACAGTTGACGGTACAGGAATAACAAAGCAGGAGCAATATGTTACCAATAGTTCTTTGTGTAATCATGATTGGAAAATTATTCAGTTGTTTACTAGTAGTGTAACCGAGTGTTCTAAGTGTGGAAAAGAAAGATGATTGAAACTTACTATCTTTCTAATTTAAATTCAGAGCAAATAGAAAAGCACACAGGCCTTGCACTAGATGAGGTGGAGGAGTTGATGGGAAGATTTTCTAGCAGGTCCCAGTGGGCTAACAAGCTGCGAGGTGAGGTTAGAGTCTATTGTTGTGGTAAGATTGAATTATTTGAACATTTTAAAAATAAAAAGAATCCCAGAGGAATTGTTTGGACAAATTAAGGAGAAGTTATGGAAGTATGGTTAGAAGAGGGTGAAGTTTACGGACAAGTAGAAATGATGTTGCATTTGCACGTTCCCGGAACCGAGTTGTGGTTCTCATCAATATCTTATGATTATTCCGATCTTGAGGAGTGTAGGTTTACTTCTCTCTTTTGGGATGCAGTAGAATCTGGAAAAATTAATATGACAAAAATAGGAGAATTTTAATGCGAGTATTATTAGTTTCTTTGTTTTTGTCTGGGTGTGCTAGTGTTCCGGCAGAAATTATAGAGTATAAAGGAATAGAGTGGGCCTGTCACCGAAATGAACACAGGATGAATTGCAGAAATACAAAGTCAAAATCAAGATTTCAAATAACTTACCCGGAGGTTAGATAGTGCCATACATTAAAAAGGAAGATCGTAACCGAATTAATCAAGTTAGTTCTGCCGATTATGCGTTGCCTATGTTAAAAATTAATTATGAGCAAATAGACACTGCTGGAGAACTTCAATATGCAATGGCTATTATGTTTAAATCGTACATTGAACGCAAAGGACTAAACTATCAACACTGCAATGATGTCATGGGAGCATTAGCTGGTGCGCAAATGGAATTCTATAGACGACACGTAGCCGAATATGAAGATCAAAAGATAGAAAGTAATGGTGATGTATGAGTTATCCAGCAAGAACGTTGTGTTATGTATTAAATGATATGAGAAAAATTGATAAAGTTAAAAACTACTCAGACTTGATCGGATTAATTGAAGAACTAGAAATGTTAACTCTCAGAATGATAGATGCGCTACATGCCTCCAAAAATTGATATTACAGGCAAAACTTATGGAAAACTTCGTGTTCTTTGTGAGTCAAAAGAAAAAAAACACAATAGAGTTGCTTGGGTGTGCATTTGTGACTGTAAAAGAAAAATTATAGCAACATCTAATGACCTTAGAACTGGTAAAGTTAAATCTTGCACAATATATCCATGCAGAAAATATGATACTAAAGAGGCAATACTCGCAAACACAAAACATGGAGGATCACATAGTCGATTATACAATATATGGGTAGGACTCAGAAGACGATGTAAAATTCATGAATCGTATTCCAAAATTACATTTTGTGATGAGTGGAAAGAATTTAAAGCATTTGAAATTTGGGCAAAAAGTTCAGGGTATTCAGACGATCTAACTATTGATAGAATTGATAATTTAGGAAATTATTCTCCAGAAAATTGTAGGTGGGCTAATATGGAGGTCCAAGGAAATAACAGAAGAACTAATCGGTATGTTGAGTATAAAGGAAAAACGTATACGGTTTCTCGTTTTTGTAAAAAGTATAACATAAATAAAAATTCATTTACTTATAGACTAAACAAAGGGCACAGTCCTGAAAAAATATTAAAAGATGGAGGATTAAGTGAATTTAAAAAATAATATTAAAAGCATGATAGGTATATTAAGCACAATGAAAGCGGGGTCAATGGTTGGAAACTACAGCGAATTATCTTCACTAATTGAAAGATATCAGGTTTTAGCGAACCGTTTAGAGGCTCACCTAGAGACTAATCAGAGCTACGAGTATGCTAGAGACCGACTAAGAGAAATAAATAAAGAAATTAAAAAGGCAGAAAAGAAGCAAGGTAAACCAAAAAAGAAATACAGAAGGATATTATAATGAATTTATTTGTAGCAATTATCGTTGCAGCATCGGGAACATTTTCAAACACAGTAACTGTAACTTTTGAGGTATTTACTAATCCTGGAAGTTGTATGTTATACAAAAACTCAAAGAGTTTAGAGCTTGAAGGTCAGGGTTACCAAATACAAAAAGCCCAATGCGTAAATACTGTTTCAAAATAAGATTAAATTTGCACTAACATAGGACCTCTAGTATTATTAAAGCTGGAGGTTCGTATGTTTATATTTATTTTTACACTATTAAATGTTTTTTGGTCAGTTCTGGCCTACAATATGCTAAAGAATATATGCCTTGACAATATAGGATCGTACAATACCCACGATAGGGCTCTCTGTGTTCTCTTGTCCTTATTTGGAATTGTAAGTTTGATTGTTCCTATAGTTGTTTTAGGTATTCAATGGCTTGAAGCTAAACCAAAAATAATTGAAACTAGATAAATTTAATTATTGATATGCCGGAGAGTATTAAGCCTAGTCCTAAATACTCTTTAGGTCCTAGGTCTATAGTAAAAAGAAAAAATGGAACAATGATAAAACAAAACAAGATCATGCTGTCCCATATTGCACCATTAAGTAGGATGTCTTTGTTTGATTGAGAAATTTTTGCTATTTTAAACCAACAAAGGTTTGCAAATATCGATAAACCAATCCCATAATAGTAGTACCAAGGTCCGTTTTTTATACTTTCGTCATAGGATACGTAAGAACTTAAGCAATATAAAACAAACCCGGCTACAAATAAATACATTAGTGAAATGATCCATCCCCAGGAGTAGTATCAATATCGTCTAGCTCAACAATTTGAATTCCTTGATCACCTAACGCTTTAAATAAATCTTTTACTCGATTATTGCGTTTTCTTGCTAGATATTTGGATAGCGTATAGTTTACAAATCCCCAAACTACCATGGCAATGCTAGTTCCTAAAAATGAATATAAAATATTAATCATTATTTTTCCTTTTTGTTAGTGTATAATTTTGTCTTCGTCATCAATATCTGTAATTACTTCAAACTCTGCAAGTTCTCCGGAAGATTCCTCAATAGCATTAACTACGCCTCTAATGTAGTCCATTCTACCAATAATCATTCCTTGTAACTCGTCTCCACTTTCCTCAAAAGCCATATCCCATCCGCAGATTTCGCAAGCTTCTTCAATTAATTTGTAAAATCGGGAAATTTCTTCCTGACTAAGTACTTTTGTATTGCTCATTTTTTCTCCAAATAGTTAAATAGAAGTTTTTCTAGCAAACTTGTTCCAATATACAACGGCATTGCGTATTTTGCAAACATAGTAGCAGATGTCCACATAAGAATTAACGAAATATGACCTGAAATTGGAAGTAAAGATATCATATAAAACGTGCTAGTCACTAGTGCATTAATAAATATTGCGTATTTTAGTAATTTTACCATATTATGCCTTATCAAAAAATAGAACATGAACAAGCCGAGCAGTTTCAATCGTTTTGCCTGCATTTCGGTACGTAGACTTTGAGTGAAACATATTTGCCGGAGCTATTACTATTCTATTTGGTTTAAATTCTATTCTTTTAACTAATTTCCATTTTTCCGGATCGAGAGTTTGGTCGTTTGTGATTTTTACTGCCGAATCCGAAGGATCTTCTAAAGAGGAACATCCTAAGGTTTTATTTTTCCAAAAACAGACACCATCATCCTGCCAATACTCACTACTTTGTATAAACAAAATAGCAATGTACTCAGAAAAAGATCCATCCGCATGAATCCAGCCTTTTGACTTGTACTCGGGACGATCTTGGTATGTTCTTAAAAAATTTAATTTGCTTTGCACCTTAAATTGCATACAAGTACTGATTGCATTCATTATGTGGCGATTAGCAAAGTCAGTAGACACTCCCTGATACACAACTCCCTGAGACTCTACAGGATTAAATGTACTAGAAAGTGCTTGTTTTTTGTAAAAATCAAAATCATCTAAAAAATTGTCATATACTTTAATTTTCATAAAGACTCTGCATCGGTAATTTCGTTTTTAATTCTCATAGCAACTATTGTCATTATTGCGACAATAGATTTGTGATCAATGTGCGGTTGCATCTCTTCAATCATTATTTGGTATTTTTCCAATAAAGATAAAAGTTCCTCTTTAGAAAGTCCATTCAAAACTAATTCGCTTTTCGACAACAATTTTATATCCTATTCCAACCCATGCTCCATACTTTTTGACAGGTTTTGGTATATATTTTTTTTCTAACTTTTTAGCCTTTTTATTTAGGCCACTGTGTACGTATGTTGCTTTTGCTAACGCTTTAAGGGCATCGTTTGTTTGGTTATTATCTGCTTTAGCAGTCGAAACCCCAATAGCTGTTAATAATATTAAACTATTTACGATCATTTATCAACCTTTTTATCATTAATCCTGTATATATGGCAGTAGATTGGCTTGATCCGCTAAGAGTTATTCCATATGCAGATTTTTTATTACCATCAATTACAATATCTACAGGAGTTCCGTAGTTAGAAGACATTCCAGTGTTTCCGACAACAATAACTCGGGGATCGGATTCTGCTGGATAGTATCCATACACTGATAAGTCTTGACCTTCATTTCCCGCAGCACTAATAAACATGACTCCGGAATTAATTAAAGCCTTAACTGCTTTAGTTTCTTCTAAAGTTTCGTTTGATCCTCCAGCACTATAATTTACAATATCAACATTTAACGTTTTAACATATTTAAATGCCTTAATTGATGCTTCTCCAGGACTTGGTGCATTGCTTTTTTTAGAAAACACTTTAATAATTATTTGACAATACTTTTCTGGATCAGTAGTTCCTGTGTGCTGGTTAATTAGGCCAGAAACATTCGTGCCATGAAGATATTCGTCTTTCATCCCTGTTCCCGTAAAATCTCTGTGTCCAGTTTTGCACATGGGAGCCATTTGTGATACTACTGGCAGCATTCCCGAATCAATTACTGCAACTTTTACAGGTTCTGCCGAAACTAAACCCACTATTAGCATTAATATATGTAGCATAAATCCTCCATACAGATATAATACATCAAATACTGACAATTTACAAATAATTATTTGACAAATCGTATTATTCTGATACAATTAACAACTATAATTAAGAATATAACGCAATAAGCTTGACCCATAAGGGAACGATAAGTACTAAAGAGGCTGTTACGCTAGTTATTCAATTTTTTATTAAAGGGAACACCATGAAATACATCAAAGACGTAAATCTTCCGGCAATGGCTTTTGTTTACTTTATACTTAAAGCATCCTTTATGCCCATGTCAATTGTAGATGCCGTTTTCTTCGTATCTGCTACAGTTTTATACGGATATAGCAAATTTCTTAAATCAAAAAAGAAAATTGAAAAAGATATGACAGTTCAGGCTCAGTTAGATGAGCTTTCCGCTCAAGTAGACCAAAAATTAAAAGAGTTCAGATCCGAGCTAGGAAAAAGTCAGCTACAATCATTACAGAATGCACCCAAGCGTAGGTTTTAAATGAAAAAGTTAACGGTAACGCAACAATTAACAAGTGAAATTACTGCTCTTGAAAAAGAAAACAAAGCCTTGCAGGAAACCGTAACTAAACTTCTTAAAGAACTAGACAGAATTAAAGGAATAAAAAGTAATATAATACTTTCCGAACACTTGTCAGCAGAAGAAGAAATCCTAGAGCTTCAAATAAATCGAATACAGGCAATTTCCAGAGAAAGACTTCTTGATATCGACGAAACTAGACAACTAGACGTTCTATTGAAGAATAAACAACTATTTTCTCAAAATAAAACCGTAGAGGACGATCTCAAAGACGTTACCCCTGAAATGTTGCTTCTAATCGCAGAGAGTGACAATGGCAAAAAAGAAAAATAAAAAAGAAATTACAGCACTTCAAGCTAAAAGAGCATTGTGGAGACGTGGAGAGTTAAAATACAAGCTCCATGACGTTCAAAGAGTCATATACGACCGAATTCGCAGTCGTACTGACGAAATCACCACATTACTGTGTTCTAGACGAATAGGAAAATCATTTCTATTGTGTACACTTTCAATTGAGGAGTGTATTAGGCAAAAAAATGTAATTATTAAATATATTTGTCCAAAGCAGAAAATGGTAAAAACTATTATTAAGCCAATAGTCCAAACCATTATCGAAGATGCTCCTCCAGAGTTGAAGCCCGAGTTTAAAACTCAAGAAAATAAGTATGTATTTCCTAATGGATCCGAAATACAACTTGCTGGTACAGATAATGGAAACCATGAAAGTATTCGTGGAGGGTATTCCCACATATACATCGTAGATGAGGCTGGCTTCTGTGACGAGCTAGGATACGTTGTAAACAGCGTTCTTGCTCCCACTACTGATACTACTGATGGCTTCGGAATCCTCGCTAGCACCCCTTCAAAGTCCTCAGATCACGAATTTATAACTCATTTCGTTAATCCTGCGCTTTATCACCAAAAGCTCATGAAGTACACAATTGACGATAATCCAATGATGACGCCTGAAAAGATTGCTCAGATCGAAGCTAGGTACGAAGGAGGTCGAGCTAATTATGAGTTTCGCAGGGAGTATCTGTGTGAGATTATTGATCAAAACGAGGACAGTGTTATTCCCGAGTTTACCGATGAAGTTCAAAAGAAAGTAGTCAGGGAATGGGAAAAGCCTCCATACTTTGACGGATATGTTTCTCTCGACATTGGTGTTAGAGATTTGACAGTTGCATTATTTGGTTATTATGACTTTTTAAACAATAAAATAGTAATACAGGACGAATATGTCATAAATGGTCCAGAAATGACAACAGACAAGGTTGCTAAGGCTATCTTTGAAAAAGAAAGGGCATTGTGGGGAAATCCAAACAATCCTCACGAAACCCATTACAAGCCACCGTATTTGAGGGTGTCGGACAACAACAACTTGCTGTTACTCAATGATTTAGATACTTTACATAATTTGAGATTTATTCCTACCAGAAAAGATAACAAAGAAGCGGCAATAAACCAGGTAAAAATGAAGCTTTCGGATGCTGGTATTATTATTGATCCTAAGTGTAAAGTATTGATATATCACATTAAAAATGCTAAATGGGACAAGGCTAGAAAGTCTTTTACTAGAAGTCCGGACGCTGGGCACTACGATGCGCTAGACGCTTTGATATATTTTGTTAGAAATGTTGTTCCAGGAAAAAACCCCTTCCCCCGTGGATATGGAGCAGTCAACCCTAATTCCCACTACGTTAAGGCCCAAACTACTAATAAATATGATGATTTAGTTAATGCATTTATGCCTAGCAAGAAAAAGCGAAATTAACAACTATTATTGATAGTTATAATTAACTAATAAAGGTGTATTAATGAATACTGATCTATATTTTGCAGCTAGAGAACCCGAAGAGACCGCATCTGTTATTCTCGGAAAAGCAGAGCAATGGTTTAATAACTTAGATAATATTGGGTATCTAGAGAAATTAAAAGAAATGTGGGCAGCATACCATGGTGCGTACTATGCCGATGCCGGACATGGACACAAAATTACATTTTCTGGAGAGCAGGGCGAATTAACTAACCTGCCAGTCAACCACTTAAGAAATATAGCCAGACATATTCTTGTTATGGTTACAGCAAATCGACCTGCTATGCAGGCCCGAGCAACTAATACAGACTACAAATCATTAGTACAAACCAAACTAGCAAACGGTCTTTTAGATTATTACCTTAGAGAAAAACGTCTGGAGCACTATCTTCATCGTGCAGTTGAGTATGCGGTCGTTTTGGGATCTGGTTACGTTAAGATGGAATGGAATGCAATGGCTGGAGAAATCTCTGATGCCGATGAGGAAACTGGAGAGTACGAAAGGGAGGGCGATGTTATGTTTAGTAACCTCTCTCCTTTTGATGTAGTTTTTGATTCTACTAAAGAAGATTCAACACAGCATGACTGGGTAGTTTGTCGCAGCTTTAAAAATCGTTATGATGTTGCTGCAAAGTATCCAGAAATGAAAGAAGAAATAATGAAGGTCATGACAAAAAGTGACCAAGAAAGATATGAGTTTGTTTCTCCCACTTATGACGAAACTGATGATATCCCTGTTTATGAATTTTACCACAAAAGAACTGAATCTATGCCTGAAGGTAGATACATGCTTTTTCTTGAAAGTGATGTTGTCCTTATGGATACAGATATGCCGTATGAAAATTTACCAATTTACAGAATTGCTCCAAGTGATATTCTTGGCACTCCATTTGGTTACAGCGACATGTTTGATATTCTTCCAATTCAAGATGCTCTAAATAGTTTGTACAGTACCGTACTAACTAACCAAAATTCTTTTGGAGTACAAAACATTGCAGTGCCTAGAGGTTCTGACGTTCATCCTCAAACTCTTGTTGGCGGAATGAACATTATTGAGTATAACGGTCAGTTTGGTAAACCAGAAGCAATGAACCTTACTCAAACTCCAGCAGAAGTTTTTCAGTTTATGTCTTTGTTAGAAAAAACTGCTGAAACCATTTCTGGAGTTAATTCTGTATCTAGGGGAAATCCCGAGTCATCGTTAAAATCTGGAAACGCTCTTGCCTTGGTTCAGAGTATGTCTCTTCAGTTTATGTCCGGACTACAGCAGTCATACGTTAAGTTGATTGAGGATACTGGTACTGGATTAATTAGTATGCTTAAAAACTTTGCTCACTCTCCGCGAGTTGCTAGCATTGTTGGAGAAGCAAACAAAACATATATGAAAGAGTTTACTGGTGAAGAGTTGTCATCGGTAAAAAGAGTTATTGTTGATGTTGGTAATCCGCTAGCCAAAACTACTGCTGGTAGAGTTCAGATGGCAGAGCAGCTACTCCAAATGGGAAGCATTACTAGTCCCGAGCAATACATTAGCGTAATGAATACTGGTAAGCTAGAAACAATGACTGATGGCGTTGATCGTCAATTGATGTTGACTAAACATGAGAACGAAAAACTAGTTGCTGGAGAACAGCAAATAACTGCCGTATTTTCTGAAGCACACAATCTTCACATAAGACAACACAGAGACGTACTTGCTGACCCTGATCTCAAGAACGATGTAGAACTTGTTGCTAGAGTTCAGGAGCACATTCAAGAGCATATTGACTTGTTGAGAAATACTGACCCTGCTTTACTTCAAATGCTAGGAGAACAACCATTAGGACCTCCTGCTGGAAGCGCACCGCAAATGCCTCCACCACAGGGAATGCCAATGGATCAAGGCGGAATGGTAGAAGCGGCAATGCAAGGACCTCCGACTCAACAACAAATAGCACAAGACCCTACGGTTATGCCGGGAACTACAACGCCACAACCAGCATCTCCTCCAGGTGAATTTGCAAATCTACCAACTAATCCTGAAGAGTTACTTCCGGAGTAATAATGTCAAAGTTAAAAAAAACAAAAGAAGCATTAAAATGTGGACAAGTAAAAAAATCTACCAGAGATGGTAAAAAGATAATGAAAAAAGTTTGTGCTGATGGAAAGGAAAAAGTGGTACATGCCGGAGCAACCGGATATAAACACAACTACTCCAAAGAAGCCAAAAAAAGTTTTAGAGCTAGACATAAATGTAACGAAGCTAAAGATAAATTTTCTGCTCAGAAACTAGCATGTCAAGAGTTGTGGCCAGCTAGTAAAAAAGCAGATGGAAAAAGAAAAGGAAAATAGTATGGGAAAATTTGAAGACTTTCAAGAAGGATTTACCGGACTAAGCAAGCAAGAACTTGAAAAAGCTAAAAAAGAAAAAAAAGACAAAAAAAGGGGATTTCTTGAAAAAATGTTTGTTCGAGAGCCTCATGAGTCCGAGGATGAGGATCAGAAAAAAAAGAAAAAAAGATACTCTAAAACTAAAAGCATGTTTGAAAAGAAGTAACCATTGCCTAATTTTATGTCAAAAAGATATGATGCCAATCAGGTAATACGAAGTGTTTATGATATAAATACTAATAGCCTTCGTGTATCTGTTGACCAGGCGATTGCTGGTCCTGGCGGGGGTCTTGACATAGTAATAGATCATGCTGACGATTCTATACGTATTGGTGATGGGATTAATTTAGTTACAACCAGTCCGGCTAATACTGGTAAAGTGGCATTTGATGTTGTTTCTTTAAACGAACTAGTTCCTAGAGAATTTGATGATATAGAAATAACTCAAAAGAATGCAGAAGGTGACCCGGAAATTGCAATATATAGAAGTGCTGGGTCTGTAGTTGCCACACTAACAATAACATACGACATAGATGGCGACCTCCAAAGAGTAGTGAGGTCATAATGGGAAGTTTGAAAATTAAACTAAACCCTTTTACTGGTCGGTTTGACCTTGTAAATAAAAAAGCAAAGAATGCTAGTGACACTGTGGTTTTTTATAGAAACTGCAATGTTTATGAAGATACATGGTTAAACGTAAATTCTACCGTTTCAAATCAAAATGGTAGTAAAGTTAAATCCGAGGATCTTCAGATATCAAAAGTGTGTATTCGCAACAAAAGAAACATATCATTTGATGTCGAATTATACGAACATGATGGAGGGCTAGTTAACTCTTCATTGTTAACCACTTTAAATGTTACGAGTAACGATGATTCGTTTGCTCCTAACCTGGCAATCACTGAAGGAAAACAACTAGCAGCAAGAGTTGTTAATTTTTCAACAGATAGGCCTGCACAAATTAAAGTTGAAGTTTTAATTGAAGGATTGTAATGGTTAAAATATTAGAAAATACTACAGCAAGTCCGGTTATTATTTCCGATTTAGGGATAACAGTTCCTGCTAGTGGTCAATTTTTAATCCAACAATCCGACTACGCTGCTGCTGCGTGTTCTGAAGATATTATTCTCCCAATTGCCAATGGGACGTTAACGGTAAATGATGGCCAAATAACTTTATCAGTTGCTGAGGGTGTTGGGTTGATTCAGGGATCTTTTATTAAAAAAGATTTTGTAGACAATTTAAAAGCCAATGACAGACTAAAAGTTGACATAATTGGTAGCCTTAATATGGCAACAACAAACGCATGTGCATACCTAAGCCAACAAACTTCTCAAACCGGAATAGGGACAACACAAGTATCAGTAGTTTTTGACAATGTTGCGATTAATACAAACCCTGCGGTATTAAATACGTCTATTTCGGGGGAAATTGAAACTTTGGTTAGTGGTAATTTTGAGTTTGAATTGCACGTTTCTGCTGACACTGAAAATGCTCGAAGAACATCAAAAACTATATTACAAAAATTTGATGGTTCTGTTTGGCAAGACGTTCCTCCGACTATAGGATCTTCAGCCGCTTACGGATACCACAGAAATAATGCATCTGGTGAAAATACCGTAACTAGTAAAATAATATTAGCAGCAATGCCTAATGATAGATTTAGATATGCAATACAATGTTTAAATAATGGAACAATCAGAACTGTCCCTGATGGTACAAGTTTGCTGGTTAAACAACTTTAAGGGAGAATTAAATGATTACAATGAAGGCATACATAGATGTAAACGGAGAAATAGTTTACGTTCAAGAAGGTTCGTTTCAAGAATTAGATTCTATTGCTGGGGGATTAACTCCCGTACCTGCTTTAGATTACGTTGTTAGTGCAGATTTGCTTTCAAATGTAACTCTAGATAACAAGCTTGATGATTCTCAGTTAATTGATGATGATTCTATGGCAACAGCCACTGCAACAAATATCCCTTCTGCTGAATCAGTAAAGGCATATGTTGATGCTCAAATCTCATCTAACGATGACGCTTCTGAAATTAGCTATGACGGTTCTACTTCTGGACTAGTAGCAACGGATGTACAAGGTGCTGTTGACGAACTTGATGGTAGGCTAGATACGGCAGAAACTGACATAACTGAACTTGAAGCTAATCAAGCGGATCTTATTGCCTTGTCTGGGGTTCCAGAAAATAGTTCAGATTTGGGAACTTTTACCGGAACTACTATATCTGATACTCAAACAATCAAAGGTGCCTTGCAGCAGCTTGAAACATTTGCAGAAAATATTAGTAACACAATTAGAGTTACTGATGTTAGTGTTGTTGCTGACGTTCCGGCACGAGACGCTCTTACGGCTGACGAGGGTGACGTTGCTAAGGTTTTAGATGCTGACGGAAATGGAAATCCAGAAACGTTTATTTATGACGGTGCTGCATGGGTTAGTTTAAAGTCTGACGATTCTGTTGATTCGGTAAATGGTCAAGTTGGAACTATTCTTTTGGATACCGACGATATTAACGAAGGTACTAGTAATTTATATCACACAGATGCTAGAGCAAAAGCTGCTGCTGTAGTAAACACTCTTGCAGGAACAGAAACCGATCAGGCACCTTCCGTGGCCGCAGTAAATGCTGCTCTTGCTGCTCAAGATGATGCATCAGAAATTACTGTTACTCCTGCTGGAAACTTGGCATCTACTGATGTTCAATCCGCCTTGCAAGAACTTCAAGGGGGCATTGATACACTTAGTTCTGTAGCTAAAGAGTACGTGTACGCTAACCAAACAGTTGCTCAAACCGGAATTAACGGAACACCGGTTAGTGTTATATTTGATAACGAAGCTAAAAATTCAAATGGGTCAGTATTTACCGTAAATACAACTACAGGAGAAATTACTGTTAATAAAACCGGAACATTTAAAGTAGAATACGTTATGACCGCTGACACTAATGATGGCGCTAGACGAACTTCAGAAACTACTTTGCAAATTGATACTGGTTCTGGGTTTGCTGCCCTTAGTGCTTCTTTAGGTTCCACTACTGCTTTTGGTTATCACAGAAATAATGCTTCTGGAGAAAACTCTGCGGCATCACAAGCTATCCTGGATTTAACTTCTGGAGACAAACTTAGATTGAGACTTAGAAGATCGAACGGTAGCGGAACGATTAATACTATACCACAAGGAACGTCAATTTCTATTGAGGAAAAATAATGGCTATTAATTTAAAGGCATGGAAAAGCGTAGATGGCGAAGTCGTCTACATTCAAGAAGGTCAATCGGGTGAAACTCTGTTAGGGGCAAACTATACCCGAATTGCCGGGTTAGATCGAGTTGTATCTAATGACTTTTCCACTTTTGAGGATTTTGAAAACTCTTCTCAATTAAATGCTAGGGATACAGCAAATAGGAATCGCTCAAACCACACAGGAACTCAACTAGCTTCTACTATTGATAATTTTGATAGTGCAGTGGCTAATACTCCCATAGTAACAGCAAACACTGCTAAAGTCAGCGCGGATGGTTCTGTAGGAACCCACAGTGACGTAGATTTGTCGGGTATCGCCTCAGGTGATCTTTTAAAATGGGACGGATCACAATTTATCTCATCTACAACAACGAACGCTTTTAGTGTTTTTCCGATTTGGGCAGAAGAAAATGGCGGTATAGCTAACGGTCAGGCTGAATGGTCTTTTGGTAATGGGGCTACGGGAGCAACAGTGGGTATTGTCATTCCCGTAAACTGTGAATTGTTTGCTTGTAGTATAAATGCGGAAGTTTTCGGAACTAGCGCGTCAATTGATTTTGGAAAAAACGGTGTAAATTTTTGGACTAACACATTCTTTGGAGCCGATGGTTTTAATTTTATTGGACCAATTCCCTATGCCCCTGGAGATAGGTTAAGTTTTCGCACTAATACTGTTAACGGGACAGCTAGCGATGTTAGAATTTGTGCATGGTTTAGAGTTCCTGCGCAAGCAGACGGATCTAAAACCGACATTAAGGCTGTAACAAATTCAAACGTAGCTTACAGTTCTACAACATTTGCAACTATACCGGGCATGTCTTCAACAATCACTTTAACAAAAACCGGAAATTTATTTGGAGACCTTATTTACTCGGCGGCCAGAAGTGGAGCTACGAACGCTGCTACCCAATTTCGAGTGGTTATTAACGGAACTAATGGAAACACTTTTAGTGATACACTGTCAACTTTTAATGATACAGGCTCAGCTTCTCATTTTGTTGAAAATGTACCAGCGGGTACGTACACAATTGAAGCCCAATGTGCTACAACACAGCCAATTACTATAGCTGCGGCTAAATTAAGATTAACTGCAAGGGAGCAATAATGATATATAATTTTACAGTTAAAGAATTAAATTTACAAACATTCCTAGACCCTGCCTCTGAAGAACTAAAAGCCGAAATTATTGCTATTGAGAGCAAGCAAGACATTATTGTGCATACACACAATGAGCTACCTCAAATTTTATTTGAAGAACTAAGTGAAATTATAAATAACCACGACTCTTCTCCTGTTCCTCTTTTGAGAGTTTACCGAGTCCTGCCCAAAGACTCTAACCCTTTAATTTCAGATTTTAGCCTTTTAGGGCTTCGTAAAGAATCTCCTAGCTACGAAAGAGGCAGAAAAACAAGAGCAGTATACAAATGTGTAGAAAAAGAAGAAGTAGTAGTTGAAAAAATATTTAATGACGTTAGAAATGAAAACGGAACTCTTACAGGAATTGAAGTTACTTTTAATTGGTACAACGAGGACAATGAAATAGGTTTAAGTAAAACTGAAATTGTTAGAAAATACAACAAATATGAAGCAGAGACCGAAGAACGAAAAAGAAGAGGAAGACAGACAGATTATTTGGTAGCTGGAGCCAAAGGTACTCCAATTGAAGCAAGTATTAATGCTGTGTTTGATATGCTATTTAACGAAGTTCAGGTATATGAACAAAAAAACAATAGTAGTTTGGTTGTATCTAAACTAGACTCTATTCAATATATAGAAAACGCCTCTACTCCTGAAGAAATGGAAAATAATGGAATGTGGCATATATTAAATAATATAGCTTTGCCGAGAGTTGATGACCCATCAAAGTTCATATACGTCATTCAATCTATTAAATACCAATATGGAGCAATGACTCTTGCTGAAATAGAGGCAGAAAATGCCTAAATACCATTGTGGCCCATTTTGGATGCCTGAGTTTGTTCAGCGTCTACTAAGTTGCCCTTTTAATACTGCCTGTGAACTTCATGATATGATGTATAAATCAAAATATGTCAGCCAACAAGAGGCAGACATCATATTCCTGGAGGAGTGTTTAAAAATTGCTAGGGGTAGATTTTTTTTAGAAGTATATGCTTGCGTTTTATTTATTTTAGTTAGAATCGGTGGAAAAATAAGTTGGGATAAAAAATGAAAGAATATATTGTAAAATTTTTTATTATGACACTAGCATTATTAACTCCAATTAAACCTATGTTAATTGCTTGTGGTTTTTTAATTTTTTGCGACATGATTACGGGAATATTAGCTTCGCGCAAAAGAAAAGAGCGTATAAAATCTTCAGAAATGAGAAGATCAATAAGCAAATTTTTAGTATACCAAATAACAATTATTTCCGCATTTATCCTGGAAATTTATATGCTTGATGGTTTAGTTCCGGTTTCTAAGGTCGTTGCTGGAGTTATAGGAATGGTAGAGTTTACGTCTATTTTAGAAAATACCAGCACAATAGCAGGAACTGATATAGTTAAGTTAGTTTTAAATAAACTAGGTTCCAAGAATCAAGGAAAATAATGGCTAAACTTGTAAACAAAAAATACGTATCAAGCAATAAAAAAAGAATTAAAAGAAATAGAAGTATAAAGACTTTTATGTACAAATTATCCGTTGCATTAAATTTCATACTAATGTGTATTATATATAAACCAGAATTAACAACTATAATTGACAATTTAACGAGGTAGCTCCATAAGGGAGAGCCCAATCAACTAAACTACCCCATTAGGGATGTAAAGGAGATAGCATGTCAGATGTTATTGATAATGGCGCAGAAGCCACAGAAGAGTCCGTTCCTGGACAAGAATCAGCAGATACAGTAATTGAAACTTTAGAAGATTTTGATGAATCTAATGAGTCCGTTGACTCTGAGGAAGGTTCTGAAGAGGTCGTAGACGTTGAAGAAGCGTCAGATGAAGATTTAGAAGAAGTTCTTGAGGATGATGATGCCTCAGAGGAAGATAAAGAAGCTGCTGTAGAAGAAATCAAACGCAGAATGACCCTTAAAATTCATGGAGAAGAGAGAGAGCTTAATCTTGACAGTGACGACGATCTTGAGCTACTCCGTCAAATGGCCCAAAAGGGTGAGGGTGCAGACTCTAAATTTCAAGAAGCTGCTCAAATGCGTAAACAAATGGAAGCACTAGCAAACTTGCTACAAGAGGACCCAATGGAAGCCATGAGGCGTATTGGACATGATCCTGAGGAGTTAGCCCAAAAATACGTAGAGCAACGTCTTGAGGACATGAAACTTAGCCCTGAGCAGAAAAGAATTAAAGAGCTAGAAACAAAGCTTAAAGCTGAAGAGGATGCTAAAGAGGAGCTTGCCCGAGAAAGAGCAGCAGCCGAAAGAATGAGAATTGAGGAGCAATATGCAGAGCAGGTAGATATGGATATCAGTACCGCTTTAGAGGCCTCAAAGCTCCCCAGAAGTCCTTATGTTGTTGACCGGATTATTAATACAATGGCAGCAGCAATTGATCAGGGATATGAGGATATTACTGTTGCTGAAGTTGTTCCATATGTGGAGCAGAAGATGATTAAGGAGCTTCAGGATATGTATGCTGCAATGCCAGAAGATACGGTTGAAGAACTTCTTGGTAAAGGCACTCTAGACCGAATGAGAAAGAAAAGAATCAATACGGTAAAGAAGGCCAAAAATACGGCAAAAGAAATTAAAAATACTGGTCAAAGTGAGGTAAGGAAGGCAGAAGCTAAAGATAAAAAAGAAGCTAAACCTTTAAATTCTAAAGACTTTTTTAAGAACTTGGGATCCTACTAAAATATTTAATACTTTTGTGCTCCCGTAAGGGGGCTCAAATTAACAACTATAACTGAAGATTAATATATTTATGTATTATTTTTCCATATGGAGTTTGTGGTAACTGTCTTCAGCCTACAGATAGCCCGGAAGTAAGAATAAAAATATAATCTCATTAATAGAAGATAACTTTAATTTAACTAAATTTATACACCATTAAGGAGATAATAATGGCTGGAGAAAATACTTTTACTACCCTGAACGGAATGTTCAAAGAGGTATATGCAGGTAAGATCGAGAATCTTATTCCTGAAGGAACAAAACTAATTCAAAAAATCCCTTTCTCTTCTCGTGAGAAGCAAATGGGTAACCTTTATCACCAACCAGTAGTTCTTGGTTTGGAGCATGGTATCACTTATGCTGGACCTACTGAGGATGCTTTTATTCTTAACGCTGCTGTAAACGGAACTCTTTCCGATGCAACTGTTCGTGGTTCACAGATGGTTCTTCGATCTCAGCTAGGTTATGCTGCTGCTTCTAGAGCTTCTAAAGGCGACAAAGCTTCTTTTGAGAACGCTACAAAATTTTTAGTTCGCAATATGCTTCGTTCATTGGCTAAGCGTCTTGAGATCGGTCTTTTCTATGGACAAGTTGGTCTTGCTGAAGTTGATGCTGTAGCTGGTAACGTTATTGATGTTGCTGCTGCTGAGTGGGCTCCTGGTATCTGGGCTGGTTCTGAGTCTATGCCTGTTCAAATTCGTGACGCTTCTGGTGCTACTGCTCGCGGTACTGCTAACATCGTTGCTGTTGACATGGACACTAAGCAATTGACTGTAGACGTTATGCCTGCTGGTGTTGTTGCTACTGACCGTATCTGGTTTGCTGGCGCTTACAACAAAGAAGCTGCTGGTGTTCACAAAATTCTAACTAACACTGGTGTTCTTTTTAACATCGATGCTTCTCAGTATAACCTTTTTAAAGGTAATGAGCTAGATATTGGTGGAAACCCACTTTCTTTCGCAACTATCCAAGATGCAATTGCTCGCGCAGTTGAAAAGGGTCTTGATAGCGAAGTTTGTGTTATGGTTAACCCTCGTACTTGGTCTGACCTTCTTACTGAGCAAACTGCTCTTCGTGAGTTCGATTCTTCTTACAAGACTTCTCTTGCAGAAGCTGGTCATCAGGAATTGGCTTTCTATGGTCAGAACGGTAAAGTAATGATCGTTCCTTCTATTTATGTTAAAGAGGGATTCGCATATGTTCTTTGTATGGACGAAATGGTTCGAGTCGGTTCTGCTGACATCACCTTTAAGCGCCCTGACAGAACTGATACTTTTTTCCGTGAGTTGGAAAATGCTGCTGGATACGAGCTTAGAGCTTATAGTGATCAAGCATTATTCTGCCATGCTCCCGGCAAGAACACTGTAATTTCTGGAATTACAAACTAGTTTCAATAACTTAGCTAATCTGTTAAGTAATTAATACCGAGGGATCACGCAATGTGGTCCCTTTTTTTATACCCTACTATCTTTATTTTGATTCTGGATAGATTTTCCTCAATATCATTTGACATTCACCAGGAATAGTGTAGACTGTATATATGAAAACGTGTAAAGAGTGTAAAAAAACTAAAGAAGTAAGCGAATTTGGCAAGAGTTCTAGACATAAAGATGGACTTCGGTCTAAATGTCTGGTTTGTAGAAGGATTGCCGGAAGGAAGCACTATAAGAAAACTTTAGAATACCAAAGAAACCGAAAAAAATCAAAACCAGTAAAATCACCTAAAGCGATTAAAAAAGAAAAAAGCGATCAACTTGCTAAGTCAGGAAAAAAAGAATGCAATTCATGTTTAAAAGTTAAAGACTTTTTTGACTACCAAAAAGACAAACAAAAACCTTATGGAGTTGCTTCTGATTGTAGAGATTGTCGCAATTTAAAACTAAGAAATAAATACAAAAGAGATCCTAATTACGCTGACACAATGAAAACCCGTCACAGTGAATATTATCAAAATAACAAAGAAAAGGTACATAAAGCTGCTAATATTCGCAATAAACGACGACAAAAAACCGATGTATTATATGCTTTAAAGAAAAAAGTAAAAAGAAGAATATACGATATTGCCAGAACTAAAGGGTGGAAAACTAACGACAAGAAAGATAAGTATCTAGGGTGTTCTTATGTTGAACTTAAACTTCATCTAGAGTCTTTGTTTGAGGAAGGAATGAGTTGGGATAACCACACAACTGATGGTTGGCATATTGATCACGTTATCCCTATTTCTGTTGCCGACTCCTATGAAGAAGCCAGACGACTTAATCACTATACCAATCTAGCCCCTATGTGGGCAAAATCTAACATCAAAAAGGGAGATAAATACGAAATACCTAATAGAGTAAAGTATTTGTCTAAACACGAACTTCTTCCCAATGAAAAAGAAAAAAAAGAAATAATAGATCAGTTTAATGCAAAAAAAAGAAGAATATTTGCAAGAAAATGCAAAATTAAAGTAATTAACAATTCAATCGAAAAAGAATTTCTAAACTCTACACATTTAAGTGGTTACTCGCCATCAAGAATCGCTTATGGGTTATACTATAAAGATGTATTGGTAATGTGTATGTCTTTTGGTGTTCCTAGATTTAATTCTGCGTATCAATGGGAAATAACCAGAATGTCAACATTAATGGGGGTTGTAGTTGTTGGTGGAGCTAGTAAGTTATTTAAACATTTTATAAAAGACAAAGATCCTAAAAGTATTATTAGTTATTGCGACCTTAGATATAGCGATGGTGATGTATATTCTAAATTAGGAATGCAACGTAAAAATGATACTCCTTCAAATTATTGGTATGTAAAGGGTGATATTGTATATCCTAGGTATCAATGCATGAAGCACAAACTAAGCAAAAAAATACCCATTTTTATATCAAAGTTTACTGAAGTAGAAAACATGATGATAAATGGATTTACTAAGGTTTATGATTTAGGGAATGCTAAATTTACTTGGGAAAAATAACATTCATTATACATTCCCATTAATCTTCCTGCTCAGGTACAGATTCTCCATGTAACGGGCAATGCGCATATACCACGTAAGATCCATGCGGATGCCGTTCATTATTATCTATATTTGGACACTCACAATGAGGAAGCATCCAAAACTTATGATAGTTATCGTTTTTAGGAAATTTCCAAAGTTTTTGTAATTCCTTTTCATTAGCCAGCCATGCATTAGCTAATCCTTTAGCCGTCTCAATATCTGACTCTTTCATTTGCTGAAGTAGTTCAAACCTAAAACCAGTACGCTCTTTGATCTCATTAAGGTTACTCCAACAGTTGTTTTGGTCCATAAGCTCTTTGCTTACCATGCCAGCATCTTTGCCGTTAACTTGAAATACTAAATCAGAATAAGAGACATTCAAATCATCCATTATTCCCTCCAATAAAACGATAACCTTTTGTGTGGTTTCTTTTTCCTTTTAAAACCGCACAAATGTTACTAGGATTGACATTCAGTTGCTTGGCTGCCTCGGTTACGCTCGGATATGTTATTCCGTTAGTTGTGCATATAATTTCTTTTTTATGAGTTTTAGATTTAACGTCTGTTAATTTCTTTACATCATTTAATACAGCAAAATCACCATAATGAGTTATTGCAAGTTCATTGTACGCATTTGCTGCTTGTTCTTCGTTTTTATAGCTTCCGATATATGTTGCTATTTTGTTTATTGTTATTTGCGCTATCCAACTACTACCATTAAAACTCACGCCTTTATACTTGCTAGTGAATTTTCTAGTATTAGGTTTTCTTGAATTTTGTGCATTTCCAAAATAATTAGTAATTCTTAAATTATTAAAGTTGTTATTAAGTTTATTTCCGTCAATATGATCTACTACGTATTTATTTGGTAAATTTGGATAAAAAGTCAAAATTACTAATCTATGAATTTCTTTAGTTTTAGAATTCCCTTCAAAATCAATAAGGTTAACTCTTTCGTATCCTCGACTACTAGATACGTTATTTTTTAGCATTCTTCCTTGAGGATATCGAATAAACGAAAAAACTTCACCTTTTTTGTTAATTGAGTACCTATTTTCGTATCCAGGAATCCATTTTGCTTTCATTTTTTTACCAATTCAAAGTGAACGATATCATTAAACGTTTGATCCGAGGTTTCCCCATCTCCGTCCCAATCTGCACCTGCCCTGAGATCGACACCAAGCATTTTTGATATTCCTATTACGACTCCAGCAAAAAGATAGTTTCTGGGATTATCATTCCATTTTATTGGATACGCAATTACGTCAATTGCATGAGAATATCCATCATTTTGCTTTAAATGTCTAGAATTCATTGTTTTGCTTTTTCCAGTACGCACGTATTCTTCTTGGGTTTCTTTTGTTCGGATCCCCTCTATAATAGTACAATCATAAAACTTAATTACCTCATTCATGACTTTCTGAATGTCAGGATGGCATGTTGCTAGCCTTTCTGCTGATCTTTTACTATATTTATACATTAAACTTCCTCCAATATAATTTTCATTTTATAATATTTAGGTTTACCTTCGACTCTTGCCGCTTCTATATCTTCATTATACTCAGCTTTTACTAATTGTAAATCTTTTTTTAGCTGAATATCTTCAGTTTCAATAAAATAGCTATCCCTAAGAACTTGTCTTAGGTTTTCATTTTCTGTAATATAAAAATATCCATTAGCTAGTATTTTTTTCATTTTCCCCACCTTTCTTGGCTTTGTTTTAGTGCTGACGAAGAACAAACTCTGCAATCTTGTAAATCCTCTATGGCTATATCTAAATCACGCTCCCTGGCCTCGCTAAAATCCTCTTCGATGATAGACAAAGTTTTGCGCAGCTTTAGAATCTCTTCCCAAAGCTCGGTGGCAATTGTGGTGGCTTTTCCTCGATGATCTTTTCCAGCGGTGCCGCAGCTATCAGGAAATGTTTTTAGCAGAAGGTTTTCAAGTTTCTCCGGTAGCTTGGGCGGGGTCATAGTTCACCGCCTTTGATAAATTGTTCATATGAGAACATAGATTTTTCAGCGTCCCTGACCGTTTGGTCGTCGTAAACAAAATTGCCTGAGCTAATAATTGTATTTAACGCCTCGTAAAGCGTTTCAGCTTGTTCTGCCCAAGGGTTTGACGTGTTTTCCATTTCTAGCTTCATGCCTAAAATATGACTGTTAGTCATTGAATAATCAAACTCACTTGCGTATTCTTCACAAACACGCCAGATCATCTCCTCGATCTTTTTTTGAACTTCCGGTCTCATAGCTCACCTACATAGTGCCAAATTGTTCCCATACCTAGAAGATAAACTTTATCAAAAAACTTATTTTCAAATATGTATAACTCGTCTAATTCAGCGTTATAAAAAATTGCATTACTTAAAGTCATTTTCTCTCCACGCTTGACATTACATTAAAAACTGCTAATCCAAATACTCCACCTAGAGCCAGGTCCATAAAGTATTCATTTCCAACTAAATATCCAATAAAAAATGCAGCAGCTAAAACTAGCATACTCCAAGTATAATTATTCATTTTTCCTCCACAAGTCCTAAAGACTTTACTGCGCTCAATACTGCATATATCCAGCATTCTTCTGTTGTTTCAAAATCACCTCTGACATATAGATCAATAGCATGACTTTTTATCTCATTTTTTTGTCTTTTTGTCAATTTATCTACTAGATTCTTCATAATCTCCGTCCGGCAATCTTCCACATTTATCACAAACCATATATTCTTCAAATTTATTTTTATTTCGATATACCCAGAAATGATACGAGCAGTCTACTTTTTTCTCTTTTATTCCAGGAAAAATGAATAAAATCAATACGATAAACAATAACAATAATATAGCCATGTACTTAATATAATACAGTTTGTAGTGTTTGTCAAATTAACAACTATAATTGATAACCTATGTTCTTTGGAGGGGCACTATTCCTAAAAAATGTATTAAATGTTTACAAATTAAACCTGCTATAGAATTCCATAAAAGAAAAGATTCTAAAGACGGTCTTAGAAACGAATGTAAGGTTTGTGCAGTTAAAAGAGCGAGTTTATGGAGCAAAGAGAATAAAAACAAGAGAAATCAATATCTTAAAGATTACTATATAGAAAATGCCGAAAAAATAAAAAAAAAGAGCAGAAAGTGGAGAAGGGATAATCCAGAAAAGGCAAGATTGCAGGATTCTCTGAAATCGAAAACTAGATGTAGAAAAACAGAAAATTTGAGGTCTAGAGAGTACAGGAAGAATAATCCAGAAAAAATTAATGCTCGTTCTGCCGAATATAGAAATAAAAAGAAATGTAGTGGTCTATATAGAGCTTATAGATCAGAAATTAGGCAATTTTACAAAAATTGTCCAGAAGGGTTTGAAGTGGATCATATATTGCCAATATCTCATAAATTAATTTGTGGACTTCACGTTCCTTGGAATTTGCAATATCTATCAAAAACCGATAACAGAAAAAAAAGCAATAAGTTCGATGGAACTAATTTCAATATATCATGGAGTATCCATGCCTAAAAAGTTAACGGTAAATAATATACCTTTTTCATATCCAACTAAGGGTGACGAACCTGGATGGGGTGGAGATGCGACAGATTGGTCCACAGAGGTCACAACCGTCCTAGGATCGCTTTTAGCTCCCGATGATATAGTTCAGACCTCGTTTGATATAGCTAACGCTCAGACGGCCTCTCAGGACGTTACAGGGCTGATCTTTAACAGCGCATCTGCTAGATCGGCTGTAATTGATTATTCGATATATAGAGTGTCAGATGCTCAAGTTTCAGGTAATACAGAAACGGGTCAAATCCATGTAGTTTACGACAACAACGTTGGTTGGTCCATGGGTATTACGGATATTGTTGGTAATTCCGGAGTTACATTTTCAATTACACCAGCAGGACAAATTCAATATCAATCTACAGATATCGGCAATTTAAACTATTCTGGTGTCATCAAATTTAAAGCTAGTACGCTACAACAATAATAGGGGAATATAAATGATTAAACTTATTGGCAAGATTAAAGGTATTTTGCTCCAAGATCAAACTGACAGAACTAAAGAGTTGTCGATTGAAATTGATCCTAGTTCAACTGCTGAAACTAGAACAACCTTAAGTTCTGCGCAAACTGCCGATCGATCTGTTGTTCTGCCTGACGCTGATGATACTCTTGTTGGTAAAGCAACTACAGATGTTCTTACAAATAAAACTATTGATGGTGATGATAATACAATTCAAAACATTGATCTTCCTTCCTTTAAGACCCAACTAGCTGATGCTGGTAAATTTATTGTAAGAAATGGTTCTGGTGATGTCGTTTCGGATAACACTGTTCCTACTGGTACTGTTTTGGGAGACACTGATTCACAGATTGTTACAAACAAATCTATTGACGCAGATGGTAACACAATTACTAATATTGATGATGGTAACGTAAAAGTTGGTGCAGCAATTGATGCCGCAAAAATAGGTGCAGGAGATGTTAGTAATACTGAATTTCAAACTCTAGACGGTGTAACTTCTTCTATTCAGACCCAAATAGACTCAAAACAATCTCTATCCGAAAAAGGAGTAGCCAATGGGTATGCTTCTCTTGATGGTTCTGGATTAGTTCCCGTTGCTCAGCTACCTTCATATGTTGACGATGTTTTGGAGTTTGCAGGCTTTGCAAGTTTTCCTGCAACGGGCGAAACGGGTAAGATTTATGTGACACTAGATACGAATCTTCAGTACAGATGGAGCGGATCGGTATACGTTCAGATATCCACTGGGGTTACAAATATAGGTGACCTTGTGGACGTGAACACTACGGGTGTTACTGAGGGGCAAGCGTTAGTTTGGAATGACACAAACTCAAGGTTTGAGCCCTTTAATGTTTCCGCTCTTGTTCAGGAAAATATAGCTCTGGTAGGGACGGGTAATATTTCATGGACAGTGAATGATCCCGGCACAAATATAGTCACACTTAGTGAGGCTGTTTTTGTTAGCATCCCTGGTATTCCAAACACTCGGCATGCAATACAAGATCAGGGTTATGCGATTAACGATAACGAAATTGGTTATGTTGTCATAGACAGAGAGGCTACTTCTGATGCTTTTGTGCCGGTTATTGTTGAGCCGCTTACAAGCTTTGTTCCAGACAATAATAAAATAATAGTTTTTAGATCTTACTCGAGCCAGTTGTTTTTTGGAATGCATGACCCAACACGCCTAGAGGACGGTGATACTATTGCTGTTCAAAAAGGTGGTGTATCAACTCCTTTTGTGAGCGAGTACTTTGAAGAGACTGATAACGGTCTCAACGTACAATCTTCTGTAATTATCGATCAATGGTATCAGCCTGCAAGTACGTGGTCCATAACACTTGACCCAGGGACTTATAATTTAGGTATTAAATCAAACTTTCAGGGCAACATGACGTCCGGAACTGGTTTTTTTAACTTTGCTTTTGGTACAAGTTCAACACCTGGAGTTGATTTATTCGACATAAGAGCCGGGAATCTTTTAGATTCCGTGGGTACTTTGCAAACAGTTGACTACACTTATGAAAATGTTGTTGTCACTGCGACGACAACATTTTACCCTAACGTTAGAGTACAAGCCTTTACGGGTGGGGCTGTGCCTTCCAGTTTGTTTTTAAGAAACAACTTAATTAACGGTGGCGTTGGAAAATTATGGGCCAGAAAGGTTTCGGAATGAAAATAGAAATAAAATCTCAGATAGAAATGTATAGAAAAATGATTCTTAGAGACTCTGATTATACGCAACTTTCAGACTCTCCCCTTGATGCAAATAAGCGTTTAGAGTGGAGTGAATATCGACAATTAATTAGGGATATGACTAAAGATCAAGACCCTCAAAACCTTAGTGATGTAGTTTGGCCTACTCCACCGGAGAGTAACTAATGGCTGGAGATAGATTAAGTCAACTAGATGCAAATCAAGTTATACGTAGGTCTGGTGTTGCTTTAGACGGAACAAGTACTCCAGAGTTAGGACTGGGAGTTCTGAGTGTTGGAGGAACTTTGGTTCCTGAAAGATACGACTCTATTGACCTGACTTATGTTTCCTCTGGAGACGGTGTTGGGGAGGTGGAAACTGCTACATATAATTTGGATGGAAATGTTATTGCAACAATTACGTTGTCATATAATAGTGACAATAAAATATCAAGCGTAGTTAGGAGCTAAACTTGGCTTTAAAATATAATCCAATTACGGGCAAGCTTGATTTAGTAAATGATTCAGCTAGTCAGTCTCCGAATTATCAACAAACTTTTGTTGCTGGAGATTTTACTGGACCATTTTCTGGGTATTACCAGATTATAGTCGCAGCTTCGACTCACCAAAAAGGATTACATCCTATAGTTCAAGTTTTTGAACTTGTAGGACCTGAATATGAAAAAGTAGAAACTTCTGTGTCAGTAGATATTAGTACAGGGGATTTAAAAATAGGTGTTGTATCTAGCCCTGATGCTAGGTTTGACGGCAAAGTAATTATAGCAGAAAATAACTAAAATAGGAGAATATAGTGGCTAACGCACCAAAAAAGTTTAAAACGGGGATTGAGGTAACGGGAACAGCATTGGTTAACGCTGATGAAGTGACAACTAATACCGCAGCACAAACATTAACAAACAAAAATATTGATGGAAGTAATAATACAATTACAAACATTCCTGCTACGGCACTTCCATCTAACATTGATGCTTCTAATATTGCTGACGGCTCGGTTAGTGATGCCGAATTTCAAACTCTTGACGGAGTTACTTCTGGCATTCAAGCTCAGATAGACTCTAAAGTTGCTTCTACAGAAAAAGGTACAGCAAACGGAGTAGCCACCCTCGATGCGAACTCTAAGATTCCATCTTCTCAGCTTCCTGCTCTTGCAATCACTGAAGTGTTTGTTGTGGCAGACATTGCTGCCCGAGATGCACTTGTTGTAGGTTCTGGTGACGGTGAGGTTCAAGAGGGTGACGTTTCTAAAGTTACTGACGCTTCGGCTGATGTTGACGTTGTTTCTGGGTCGGCATGTTATATATATGACGGAACTGCTTGGGTACGTTTAAATGTAAACGATCAAGTAATTTCAGTTAACGGTCAAACTGGTTCTGTGTCCTTGGATACTGATGATGTTGCTGAAGGTGGAAGTCTTTACTTTACCGATGAGCGAGCAAGAGACGCTGCTGGTGCAATGGCAACAGATAGCTCAAAAGTAAGCATGACTTACGACGATGGTGCGGACACATTAACTGCTGATATTATTGCTGGCTCTTTAGTTGATGCCGACTTGAGTTCTACGGCTGGAATTGACGCTACTAAGATTGGTAATGGTGACGTTGATAATACTGAACTGAGTCACTTAAACGGTGTTACTTCTGCGATCCAAACTCAGCTAGATGCTAAACTTGACGATGCTCAACTTATTGATGACGATACTTTTGCTACTGCTACTGCTTCAAACATTCCTAGTGCCGAGTCAGTAAAAGCATATGTCGATAATGAAGTATCTGGGGCCGCTGCTGCAAACCAAACACTTTCCAATTTAGCTGCCCCTACAGCCATTAACCAAGACTTGCTTCCTGCTAGTAATGGCTCTGCTTCTTTAGGTTCTGACAGTAGTAGTTTTTCTGATTTATACGCTCAACAAATAAATCATACAGTAGATGATAATGTTGCACTTGATTTTACGACTGCTGGACAAATTGTAGTAAGCAAGCAACTCACAACTAACAGTTTACTTCCCAATTTTGATGATACTTTTTCCTTGGGTACTCTTAATAGAAGATACAATTCAATTTACGGTAAACGAATATTTGGAGTCCCCGATAGTGCCGGAGAGCTTCTTTTCAGAGCCGGATCTGCCACTACTGGCGGAGCGTCTGGAATATCCAATGATGTGACCTCTCCTTCTGGAGAAACTTTAGTTGGTGCATTCGTAGAGGAAGGTTTGCAGAGAAATCTCGGTGTTACAACCAATTCACATTCTACAGGTTTAGACACTGGTGGAATTTATATCGAAACTGGAAACTTGACTACTGCTTCTGGAACTAATAATACTGGTGATATCGGCATCAGAACGGGATCAAATGCTACTTCCGGGGTTAGAGGTAAAGTTACTTTAGAGGCTAATGCTGATGACGTTAGGCTTGCAGTACAACCTACTGGCGCTGAGGATCTTGCCATTTCTACTACTAAGTATGTAGATGATGCTGTTGCTGGTGCAGGAACTGCTTCTGCTGGAGATATTGCAGAAACTTCGTTTACTGCCGCGGAAGCTCAAACTGCTCAGGACGTTACAGGGTTGGCTTTTGATAACGCAACGGTTCGTAGTTTTAAAGTCTTAATGAGTGTATTAGTTGATGCTACCTCGGATCTTTACGAGGCTGTTGAACTTCTCGGTGTTCAAAAAGGATCTACTTGGGATATGACAGTTGAGTCTGCTGGCGATAATACTGAATTTACATTTGACATTACCCCGGCTGGTCAGGTACAATATAGCTCTGCTACTTATGCTGGATTTTCAACTGCAACTTTGAAGTTTAGAGCAACAACAACAAGCGTATAAGGATTATTCCATGACTAAATTAGATTTACAGCAGATCATAAGGTCTGTATATGATCCAACGACGAAGAGTTTGAAAATGTCAGACTCTTCTGAGGTCAATATTGCAATTGACGCAACAGAAGATAGCGTTTCTGTTCGTCCTTTGTCTTTTGATGTTGGTGAACTTTCAAACGAAACTCCTGTAGACGTTTTGAGCGTTAAAGGTTATTCAATTCAGTGTATACCAGGTTCTGGGTCAGTTACTATTATGGCTAGTAATAATGGACTTGATTGGTTTGAATTGTTGACAACTGAATCTATGGAAATTTACTCAGAACCAACTGCAATGTATAAATTTGTTAAGTGTCTAATAACTGAAGATGCGGTTGCGCACATGGTAACAAAAGGATAATTGTGGCTAAACTAAAGAAAGAACCTAAAATTCAATTAGATGAGCAACAGGAAGTTCTTGTTGGGCAATACAACTCAGTGGATGAAGAGTATATCATTAGCCTAGAAGATGATTTTGTAGTAACTAACATCGATCCTAAAATTTCAGAACAGTTTGAAATTCATAAAGATGTTATTATGAGCGTTGCTACTGCCGTTGATGCTTTGGATTCTAAAGTTAAAGCTGCTATGGAAAGAAATAATGAAGTATTAGTTAATCAATTTACCGATATTAATGATTCAGTTAATAGTTTAAACAGCAGAATTTCTAATTTGTCTCTAGAAATAAAGCCTTGTTTTTGTAAATGCAAACCTGAAACTCTAGAAACTCAAGTTAAAGAAATTGTAATTGAAGAAAAACAAACTGTAAAATATGAAGAAAATAAACAACTAAACAAATTAATTAAAATTAACAAAATGCTTATGGTCGTTTCAGTAGTGACTATTGGCGTTTTAATATTCATTTAAAGGAGTATAAAAAAATGGATAAAAAGAAAAAATCACACAAAGATAGTAAGCTTGCCGTTCTTAAAGACATGAGTAAAGAAATGAAGTCTATGATGTCTCCAAAAGAAAGAAAAGCATCAAAAGATTCTATGAGCGAAATGATGGGATCTCCTGAAGAGTCTAAAAAAGTTACAGTTGCTGCTGCCGACGACGAAAGCCTAATGGAAGGCCTATCTGCTGCTCAAAAAATGCTTAAGAAGATGAAAAAATCATAAACTGAGGATTATTAATGTCACAATACATGACGTCAAATTCGCTAATTGAAAGTGTGAAAATAAGAGCTAGTGTTCCTGAAAATCAGGCAACGTATACTGCTGAAGACTTTTTACAATTAGCAAACGAAGAAATGATAAATGGGCTAGTTCCATCTATTATGAAACTTCATGAAGATTACCTTCTTTACGAGCAGGATACTCCTATTGTTGAAGGAAAGCTTTCTTATGAAATCCCATACAGAGCCGTGGGAAATAAACTTCGAGATGTCCAGTTTAAAACTGATGACGGTAATTTTGTTGAAATGACTAGAATTAGTATTGGAGAAAGATTCCATGCAAATGATATTCACGACTATAACTCTTTGAGAAAATATTATCTCAGACACAATAGCGTAGTACTAAGTCCCGAGCAGCAAGGAACTACTTCTGGCAATTTAACATTTATATACTACATCAGGCCTTCCGAGCTAGTTACCGAAGAAAGAATCGGAATTATTAGTGGTATTAATCGCAATACCGGAGAAATAGTTTTAACTAGTTTTCCTGAGAATTTTACTTCAACTACTAGGTTTGATTTTTATACGGCAAGGTCTCCTCATAGAATTTTATCTATAGACTTAGAACCAATGCTCCTTAATTCTACGTCACTAAGCGTTACCTTTGATCCTGCACTTATTCCTGACGACCTACAAATAGGGGATCACTTATCACAATCGTGCGAAGCTATAATTCCTCAGATACCATCGGATCTTCATTCTGTTCTCGCTCATAGAGTGGCAATGAGAATGTTAGAGTCAATGGGAGATACCGAGGGGCTGTCTAATGCTACTAGAAAGTTAGCTGAAATGGAAATGAACCTTCAGACACTAATTGATAGCAGAGTCGATGACGCTCCCCAGAAGATTGTCAATAGGCACGGTCTTTTAAGGGCTGGTGTTAATTCTAAAAACATAAATAAACGCTAAGGAACTTTCGTGGCCCAAAAAGTAATAACACAAGTAAAAGGTCTACATACTTACCCTAACCAGTTAACTCTTCCCGAGGGTGCATTGGTTCAGGCCGACAACGTTATTATTGATAGAGATAATACTCTAGAGCCTAGAAGGGGATTTGCTCAATACGGAAATACTATTGGGAATGGTTCTACTAGAGCCAAACAATTAATTGAATACAAAGAACGACTATTAATTCACTATGAAAACAATATAGCATACAATTCGGTAGTTCACTCTTCTGAGAATGACGGATTATTTGTTAATTTTGACGGAGAATATTCTGAGCTAGAAGAAAACCTTAGAATTAAATTTGTTGAATCTAATCGTAATTTATATTTTACTACTGCTGATGGAATTAAAAAGATTTCAGCTAAAAGCTCAGACGACTTTACTGCTGATCCTGGATTTATTATTGATTCTGGCGCACCTAAAGCTTTGGATGTTACTGGGGTTACCAACTTTTCTACTACTGGGTTTTTCTTAGAAAACTCTAAGATTGCGTACAGAATTGTTTGGGGATACACCGATGCTAACGATAACCTCATTTTGGGTTCTCCAAGCTCTAGACTAGTCCTTGCTAACTTTGGACCTGGTAGCGGAACTGTCGATCTGACCTTTGCCATACCTCAAGGAATTAATGAAAATTTCTTTTATCAAATATACCGAACTCAAACATTTCAAATTTCTGGAAGCTTAACTTTAGATGATATTAATCCCGGAGACGAGATGAATCTTGTTTTTGAGGACTTTCCATCTGCTTCAGATTTAACTACCGGAACAATTACGGTCAATGACATTGCTCCAGAAGATTTTCGTGCTGGAGGACTTCCTTTGTATACCAATCCAGTTTCTGGGGATGGAATATTACAGGCAAACGAACCTCCCCCGATTGCTAAAGACATAGACATATACCAATCTACGGTCTTTTATGCAAATGTAAATACCAGAGCAAGAAAAACGTTAAATCTCTTAGGACTTTCAGGCTTAGTTAGCGGAACTTCTGGTATCACTATTTCTGACGGGACTAACTCGTCAACATATACATTTGTAGGACAGGAAGAAATAACTAACCTTGATTTTTCTACATATACGGGGTCTATTCCTACAGACCTTAACGGTAAATACTTTTTAAAGTCGGCAGCATCTAACGTTCGCAACTATTACGTATGGTATGATACAACAAAAACCACTCAACAGTTTAATTTTGACGCGGTTAATGATTCTGATATTGAAAATTTAGATGGCACCTACGTAACAATAAATGGTATAGATAGAACATATTACATGTGGTTTGATTATACCGGAACTACTGCCGATCCTAACCAAACAAATGAAGCAATTGCTGGGTTTGTTAGTATTCCCGTTAATATAGTGGGATTTACTACTATGGCCGATGTCGTAACTGCCGCTGCTGCAGCTTTAATTAATGGTAATGCGTTTAACGAATATGACGTAGTATATACTCCTGGAGACACAACAGTTTTTGTGGAAACTGAAGCTTATGATGCAGAACTTGCTGTTGAAAATCAGACAATAAACAGAGGGTTTGATTATTCGGTAAATACTCCAATTAACTCTGATCCCCAAAATGACACAAATACAAATACCGATGTTGCTGGTAGAGTGGGTATTCGAGTTGGAATAAGTAGGGGGGTTACTACAATACCATTACTTGCTGACGCAACTGCTGCTGCTATATTAGAGCAAGATTTATCTTCTGATTTTATTGTTGATTATACGGCAGGATCTTCAATTGTTCAAATAACAAATTCTAATAATGGAAATACAATTGATTGTGCTGATAGCTCAATTAACCCCATAGGTAACGGATTTATTTGCCAGGTCACTCAACAAGGCCTAGGTGAAAATGCTTCTACAAATGAAGTTCTTTTGTCTGCTGCTACTACTCCTGCTTTGCAGATTGACGAGTCGGCAAGGTCATTAGTTAACATAATTAACAAAGACCCCCAGGGTATTGTCTATGCCTATTATCTTTCTGGAACCGATGACCTTCCTGGACAATTTTTACTAGAGGTTAGAGACATTGGTACTCCTAGCTTTACGGTAGTTGCCGACAACGCAACAACCGGATTATTGTTTAATCCCAGTTTACCTCCAGAGCCCGATGCTGCCGTATTTGAGGGTATTTCTGAGGTTAAGCCAAATAGAGTAATGTTTGCAAAGCTTCAACAGCCTGAAGGGGTTCCTATTGTTAACTTTATTGACGTGGGTCCTCAGGATAAAGAAATTTCAAGAATTTTAGCTCTTAGGGAATCTCTTTTTATTCTAAAAGAAGAGGGGGTATATCGGTTAACGGGTCTTGACGGTAATTATGCCGTTGATCTTTTTGATGGATCTACTCGAATTATTGCCCCAGATACTGCTGTGGTTTTAAATAACCAAATATACTGTTTAACTAACCAGGGAGTGGCCGTTATATCGGATACTGGTATAGACATTATATCTAGACCAATTGAAAATATAATTGACCTTACAACTAGCTCTGCATATGACTCTCGATTAACTTCTTTTGGTGTTACATATGAAACGGACAGAGCATATCTTTTACATCTACCTTCATCCCCCACAGATACAGTAGCAACTCAATGTTTAAGATATCACACGTTTACGCAAAACTGGACAAGATGGGACATATCAAAAACCTGTGGTAGGGTTCTTGAGGCTAATGATAAGCTCTACTTTGGTGCATCTGATCAGAATTTTATTGAACAAGAAAGAAAAAACTTTTCTAGAACAGACTACGCTGACAGGCAGTTTAATATTTCTATTAATCAAAATGGGGTGTCCGGAAAAGAAGTAGCTCTTTCTTCTTCCGATATACCTGAAGTTGGGGATGCGGTAGTTCAGACTCAAACATTAACCATTTCTCAGTTTAACAGGTTTTTGGAAAAACTGGATCTTGATCCTCAAACTGGTAGTCCAGAAGAGTTCGATGTTGACTTTGGTAATTATACGGGTTCAGTTCAAGACCTTCATGGTAAGCTATTTACTATGTACTCTGCTTCTGATGAAAACAAATATTATGTATTTTTTGATGCGTTTAATTCTCTTCCAGAGCTAGATCCTGTTGTTTACGGAGAAATACGGGACGCAACTCAGGGTATTAGAGTAGACGTATCCTCATTTACCACAATAGCCGAGGTTGTTGCTCAGACTCAACAAAGAATAAAATCTTCTACTCAAGAGTTTGTTGTTACGTATATAAATGGTTCTAGTAAGTTTAATGTCGTAACAACTCGAAACGGTGAATCGACAGATGCTAGTGATGGAGTTACATCCCCTATAGCTGACGGGTTTGTTATCAATTTATTATCTTCTGGATTTGGGGATTATTTAGAAACTACCATGGCGGTTCCTGGGGATAACCTTAGATTTAAACTTAACGATCTTGCAGAAAAAATGGACAATGATCCTAGTATTAATGATATGGATTATCTAGACGAAATATCAACATTTACTGACAGTTTTGAAGATGTCCAGCTAGCGTTTAATGCGTTAGTAGTAAAAGCAAACTTAGACTCGGGTATTTTTTATACTAACTATCCATTGTCTGAGGGATCCTGTGATATTGAGCTTTTAATTGTTGAAAAAGAAATTAACAGTTCTACGGTTACATTTGAATATAACGTTCCTTTTATTCAGGGGCCAGTTACTATATATAAGTCTTTTACCTCGACCTCGACTTATGGCCCTCAGACATTTGGGGACCCCTCAGTTTCTAAGCAGGTACGAGAAGCAACTGTTATGTTTGAAAATGACACCTTTTCTCGTGGAGAAGTAGGGTACAACACCGACCTTAGTCCTGGATTTATTTATATCCCTTTTACCAAGCATGGCAAGGGCGATTGGGGTAATCATGTATGGGGTGGACAGAACTGGGGCGGAGGCTTTGCTGGTATACCATTAAGAACTTACATTCCTAGACAAAAACAAAGATGCAGATATATTCAATGTCAATTTATTCACAATTCTGCCAGAGAAAGATGGGCAATATTTGGGATTTCATATACACTGAGAAGTGTCTCAGAGAGAGCGTACCGAGATTAATTATGGCAACTAGTGGAAATGGAAGTAGACTACCAGATTTTAAAAGGATAACCAAGGAAGATTTTCCCCAAGAGTACAGGGGTTTAATCGAAAGGTTGGCTCTTCCTATTAACTCTCATATTGAGCAGGTTAGGAATCTATTTAACGGTAATATTAGCATAAATAATCTAACCCAAGAATACGTTACTTTAACTATACAAACTAATTCTGAAGGGTCACCAATTAATACATTAAAGTTTAAAACTGAGCTTTCTTCGGTTTGTGGTATTATTCCCATATCTGCAAAAGTAACTAGTCAAACTAATGCATTTATTAGTCAGGCACCATTTATTACTTTTTCACAAAATTCAACAATTATAACTATTGACAACATTTCAGGTTTATCGCCCGAAACCACATACGAAGTTGTCTTATTAATTTTGAGCTAAATTAACAACTATAATTGATACCTATGTAGGAGATATAATGGCAACAATTACACCTTTAGCAAGCACTCAGAATGATCAGGAAGAAGATCAGCAGGGCATTGTTACGGGAAGTCAAACTCCCTCTCAAAACACGACTACGGGCTCTACAGGGGCTTCTAGTGGCAATCAGTTCAAAAGTGCAGACAAAAAACCAAAAGGGTCTGGTCGGTTTACTAATATTAACAAATATCTCAACGCTAACCAGGGTGGAGGTCAGCAAATTGCTTCTGCGGTTGGTGGAAAAATTAATAAAAACCTAAATAGTCAGGCAGAAAAGACTAAGGGATATAATACACAATTAAATCAAAATATAGACCAGGCAACTCAAGCTAATACACTTGCTGGTCAACAGAATCAACAATTACAGCAAATTGGTGAAAACATAGAAAATAATACAGGTCTTGCTAATCAAAATAAAGACTTAGGAATTAACGCTTTTACTCAGGATCCAAACTTTGGTAAGTTTCAAAGTTTTCAGTCGGGAAAAGAAGTAAACGAAAATCTATTAGGAGTTAGGCAGCAAGATTTAGCTAACGCTGCAGCACAATACACTCAGGATTCTCAGCAAGCTCTGCAAAATTTAGCTACGCAGTCTGGAAGGTTCGGATTACTTAAGGATAGTTTTGGTGGAAACCGCAATCCTCAGTATTCAACTGGACAACAAAGGCTTGATGAAATATTCTTTGCTAGAGAAGGTGCTGATGGGATTCGTTCTGGAGTGCAAGATCAACTTAATACTGCCCAAGGATTTCAGCAAGGAGCAACTTCTGCATTAAATGACGTAAGAAACCTGGCTTCTCAAGAGCAGCAATTAATGACAGAATTAAATGATCAGTCTGTAGCAAATGCCGATGCATATGTAGATATGCTATCTAGTTATATTCCAGAAATAAATGAATCTAGAAATCAACAATGGGAAGATTTAGAAAAAACAACTAAAGCATTTATTCCTCAAGAAGAAGGAACCGTTAGTACACAACAAATTCGACCATTCACTCAAGAGGAGTTAGATATGCTTGGAGTTAGTGGAAATACTGAAGTTTATGACACTTTTGATTCTATTTTAAGTGCTAGAGACTTTGCCGATAAAGGTGCCGATGCGACAAGCTTTGCTGATGTTGCGAATCAACAAAATGTAGATTCATATAATGAACTTGCCAAAATTGCAAATTTAGCCGAAGAAGACAGAAAAATAAAAGAAGCATCTACGCTCGGTGCAGCATATGCTAGCAGGACTGACGAAAAAGGTTTGGCTAATAGGCTTAGAGAGGCCGCTGCAACATTTGATGATAGACTTTTTGATAATAGATCCAGAACGGCAAATGACACTGGAGAGCAGGGTGTATTTGATGATACTAAGTTGTCTAGCGTAATGGATAAGCTATACGATCGTGGTGGAGTTTTTGATCGATATAATTTAAATAATTCAGCAGCAGACAGAACCTCTAAAGAAGGAATTGATGCTGCGGTTAATGAAATGAGAGAAAGAAACAGTAGAGGAAGAACTACTGCTGGGGATATAAGTCTTCAGAGATACCTAGAAAGTGTTCAGAGGTTTTACGACCAAAATCGTAGAGCAGGAAAAACGTTAGGTGGGTAGTCTTATGTTTTTTTATTTTAATATTTTAGTTTTTAGGAGAAAAACATGGTAGCAGTTGGATTGGCAGCACTAGCTTCATTGGCTGGTGGAATAATGGCAAATGAGCAGGGAAAACAAGCTCAAAATGATGCCAACAGAACTCAACGACAGGCACTAAGTCAGTTTATGGATCTGGAAATTCCTGAAATTTCAGATATGGAATTGAACCTGCTCCTTCCTAATGTGGTTGGTAAACTTGATCCCGAAACAGTTAAGGAAATCGGATTAGGCCCTTCTGATATAGAAAATATGGACCCTACTGCCAAAAGAGCGGTTCTCGAAACTTTGCAACAATCTAGCATTATCGCTGAAGGTGGACTTCGTGAAGAAGATAAGGCAGCATTTAGAGATATCCAAAGAACCGTTAATCAGGATGAAAGAGCTAGGCAAAAATCAATTATCGCAAACATGGCTCAACGTGGTGTTGCCGGATCTGGTGCAGAGCTAGCTGCTAGACTTTCTTCTAGTCAGGCTTCCGCTGACAGAGCATCACAAGCTGGTGATCGTCTTGCTAGCGAAGCAGCACAAAGAGCATTGCAGGGAATTTCGATGAAAGCAAATCAAGCTGCACAACTAAATGCTATGGATATGCAGAAAGTTAATGCTAGAGATGCTATTAACAAGTATAACGCAATGAATAGTCAGCAGTTGGCAGGAACTAACGCTGCTATAAGAAACAATGCCCAACAGCTAAACTTACAGAATAAACAAGATATTGCTAACCAGCAAGTGGCTATTCAAAATGCGCAACAGTCTCACAACAGAGGTCTCGTTCAGCAAAATTACCTTAACCAACGAAACCTAGCAGCAGACAAAGCTGCCGCTTTACAGGGCATATCAGCGACTCAAGCGCAGCAAGGAGCAGCTAGAGCAGCAGGTACTGCGCAAATAGGTACCGGGGTGTCTAACGCAATTATTGCTGGAAGTAAATTGTATAATCAAGGACAAGACGATGAGTAAAAAACTAACTGCTGATTTTTCAGACGATCCACACAACATTAGAGCCTTTAACATCCCTCTTGGATACGAAAGAGAGGAAATTCCTTTGCCGGAGCAGGAGGGTGTTTCTTTGTCTGAGCAAGAAGAGGTGGATTTGTTAACAAAAATGCAACAAGCTACAGATAGTTCCCCTAGGGTAGAAACCGATATTAATGCTTTGGAAGATCGAAAAGATAAATTTGAAAGATATCTTGCATCAGTTAATAGTCAGAGAGAGCCTCTAGATAGCAAGAAAAGAGATCGTGACGTTTATGATGAAAGAGATAGAAATCAAGCAGAAGCATTGCTGTTAAAAAGTGCCCAACAAGTTATGGGCGGTGCGGCTAGTCAGTATAGTCCTGGATATAAGCAGGATACATCTATTGCCGATCAACTATATAAAGACGCAGATCAGCCAATAAAAGATCAAGATAGAGATATTAAAAACCAACAAATGGAAAATCAAGAAAGTAGAACTGAAGAAAAACACGAAACTTTAATGGATAAGTATCTTAACGAAATTGAAAAAAGTGATTTAGATTTAAGTGATGCAAATCAATTAAGAGATCCTAATAGTTATTTAAGTAAGGTAACTCAAGAATTAACGTTGCAAACTAATCCTGATATGAATAAAGCTTCAGTATCCCAAATGTCTGCTCAGGAATTGCATAAAATTGTTCCTCAAGTTCAAATGTTAGCTCAAAAGGCAGCAGCAAAAGAAAAAGCGGTGTTGGATAAGCGTAGGTTGGGTCTTGAAGAGGATCGAATTGCCTCCCAGGAAAGGTTAGCTAGACTAAGTAGAGAGGACAGGAAACTTGCCTCTGATAAAAAAGATTCAAAAGAAGAAAGACTAATGTCTAGGAACTTAATCCAGTCCGCATCTACTTTACGTAAAGATGATAAGCGTCTAGATAACGCAATTAAGCAATCTCAAGCCCTTGATGAGGTTCGGTCATTGATGAAGTCGGTAAAAGCGGGCAACCAATCTTCAATCCAGACTCTAGGTACTAAGCTAGCTAGAGCCATGGGCGAAGTTGGCGTTCTTACTGACTCGGATGTCGTTCGTTATGTTGGGTCAACTTCTTGGGGTAGAAAGCTTAAAGATTGGTTTACTAAAGGATCTGAGGGTAAACTTCCTCCTGAGTTAATTAAAGATTTAGAAGAAAATTTAAACAACATGAATCGTCATATGGAAGAAGATATGAAGCGGTCATTGGGTTATGCGTATGATCGTTTTGAGGCGGCTTATCCCCAAGTTGATCCAGATAGACTAGCTAAAGTTATGGGTATGCCTAAAAAGAAAGTTGCTCCAGAATCTGATCCTAGGGTAGAATCTTTTATGAAAAAAAACGGAATTAAAGATAAAGAAAAAGCTATTAAAATTCTTAAAGATGCTGGTAAATTATAATGAGTGATAAATACGATTTTTCTGATTTTGATGAAGCACCAAAAGGCAATGATGAGTTTGATTTTTCTGACTTTGATAACGAACCTGCTGAGATGTCTAGTGAGATCACTGAACCTGAAGCAAAAATAGGAAAAGGTGAGTCAGCACTTAAGGGTGCCCAGCAGGGTCTAACTTTTGGATTTGCTGATGAGATTGGTGCTGGAATAGAAACTGGATTAGATAAAACTCAGATGCTTTTGAACAAATTAGGTCTCGCTAGTGAGTCTCCTAGTCAGGTTTCTGAAAGAATGAAAAATGAAGGTTTTACTGGAGATATCCCAGAAAATTCATATCAAGATACACTGCAAGATAAAAGAAAAGAATTTAAGGATGCAGAAGAAGCTAATCCTGGGTCATACTTTGCTGGGGAACTAGGTGCTGGATTATTAATTCCTGGTGGAGCTACTACTAACGCCCTTAAGACTGGTGGTAAGCTAGCCAAGACTGCAAAGCTTGCTGGTATTGGTGCTGCCGCTGGTGGAGCAATCGGTGCAGGTCAGGCGGAGTCTAATGATGAGTTATTAGGCAAGACAATTGAGGGTGCTACTGCTGGCGCGGTTGGTAATGCTATTATTCCTGGTGCTGCTAAATTGGGAGGAAAAGTAATTAAAGGTACAGGAAAAGCCATTCGTGATATTGGTGTTGTTGATGATTTTGTTAGGGCAATGAAGCACGGAGCAAAAGGTAATGTTGTTGCTGGTAAAGAGGCGGCAGCTAAAATAGGCCAAGAGTCAGTAGATACATCTAGGGAAATTGGTGGAGAATTATCAGCTTATGGTAGTAGACTAGGAAGAGAGCAGGCGGAGTTGATTGATAACTCTAGTGCGGAAATAAACTTAATGGAGTACCAGAAGCAACTTAAAGGTATCAAAGATGACGTTACGGGTTTGACGAGTGCGACTAAAAGAGACTTAAGTGAAATAGATACCGTTGCTGATAACATGAAAACGCAATACGGAATTGGTGACGATACAGTTTCAGGTTTGGTTAATGACATGAAGTCTTTAGACCCTAGCATTTCTGATAAAGAACTTAGAAAATTAATTGGTGAAGCTTCTGATGATTTCGGTATGCCAGTTGACGCTCGTGGTGCTAAGAAAACAATTGACCAGTTAAAAGGTCTTTCGTCTAAAAACGCTGCAGGAGAAGGAACTCAATTAGCTACTAACGAAACGCAAAGAGCAGTAAGACAAACAGAAAAGGGACTAAGGCAGGAGCTTTCTGACTCTGTTCCTGGGTTGGCTCAAAAGAATTCAGAAATTGCCGGATATAATGATATAACTAAAAGTTTAGGTCTAGATAAAGTAAATGCGGAATTTATGGATGCGAAGGATGAGCAAGCAATCATGAATAAAATCATGACGCTAATTACTAATGAAAGTAAATCCAACAAATCTGGATCCATTGCTACCGATTCGATAAACAGACTAGAAGCATCTCTTGAAAAACAAAACCCTGAGCTTGCCAAAAAGATTGCACCAAAACTTAGGGATCTTGCTGATCGCTTTGATCTTTCTCAAAAATCAATCAAAGAATCAGCAGGGATGGCAGCTACCATTGGTGCCCAATCAGTTAAAGCGGGACAAGTTGTAGGTAACTTTGCTAGAGAATCAAGAGTTCCACAAATAACAAAAGGCATTAAGAACTTATCTAAGATGGGATCTGAAGGCCTTGAAGAGATGGCCAACCTTCTCAATTATAAGTTTGGAAATAAGTCTACTAAGTTAGGAAATCAGCTTAGAAAAATGGCTGGGACCAAGAATGCCCGACAAAGACAGGCAATTAGCTTTAGCTTAATGCAACAACCGTCATATAGAAGAATGCTTGGGTTTAGTCCTGAAGAAGAAGAAAATTAATCTTTCTTTTTTTTATTAAAAGAGTTGTAATCAATACAGTCGATATAGAAATCCTCAGGATTGGGGGTTTTTGTGTCCAGGATCTTTTTTACTTCATCCTTGCTTATATCTCTTAACTGGTGAGTCGCTTTAGAAACCCCGTAAATGTCATTGTTTCTCCAGTTATTCCGGTCAGTACAGTCTTTGGCTAGTTCTGGAGTGTTATGAAGCTGATCGCTTTCTGCTGCTTCAGAGTGTTTACCCACAGAAGCGTTTACATATTCTTTTTGAAATTTGTTTAACCAATCTAATTCTTCTTCTGACAATTTATCCAAATAGTCATAATCAATTAAATCATACCTAAGTTTAATATTATATGCAGGATCTAATGCTGCATGTTTTTTTTTACTTCTTTTTGGTTTTTTCTTTTTTTCGTTTTTCACGTTGTCGTATCCGATCTGCTCTTGCTTCCCAGATAGACTCTTCAGAAAGATCAAAAGGTTCGGGATCTAGCAAATAGTATGCCCCGTCTGCTTTTGTTTTTTTAGAGTAATATAAGCCGAATCTAGCTGTGAATGTGTGGTATTTGAGTGGCTTTTTGTATTTAGGTAGTGATTTTTTGTATTCCATATAAACGATTGGTCCCCAGACAAGAGTATCCCCGTCCAGGATTTCATGCTTTTGAATAAATTTCTCAACATCTCCCCATTTAATTTCTGGGTCTTTTTCTTTCTTGGGTTCTTCCTTTTCGAGAATAGCCAAAAGTTCTTCAGATGTTAGATCAGAGCCTTTTCGCTGCACTTACTGCCAATCCAGTGACGACAATTCCTAGACCAAAATATAAGGTCTTGTGCCAGAAATCATCGTTTTTTTCGTTGTTTAATTCTTTTGCTAATTCATTAGATTGATTCATGTATAATTGAAGTCTTTGATCCATGATTGTAATCTGTTCAGCTTGTAGTGCCTGACGCTCTGTGAGCTTCTCTGAGAGGAGTTTGTAGTACTTCGCATCCTCAGTAGCTTGGTATACTAGTTTTTCTTGCTCAGGGCTAAATAGAAAGCCTGTGCATGGTGCTGGTGTGCCTTCATCGAGTAGGGTTACTGGTTTGGGACAATTAGCAAGAGAGACGTTGCATACTAGTAGAATGGAAATAAATAAAGAGATTACTTTTTCCATCGATCTTCTCTTTCTTTTAGGGACAATTCGGACTGTGACTCTAGTCGTTCTTGTCTTTTTTTCTTCATTTCATCAATTCCATTGTCCAGGTCTTTAATCGAGTTTTCTATGTCAGATTGAACTACTTTTAAAACTGAATCTTTTCCTTTGGTTTCTGCCATTGTTGATTTTACTTTTTCTTCTTGAAGCTTTCTCCAGAGAACAACAACAGCACCAACTAGTAATCCACCAAGTCCTAATATATATTCCATTATTTACTCCAGATCATGTTCATGTTTAAAGTTTTACACTGTTCAGATTTTAGGATAGACGTGCATTTTTTATAGTTAAAGAATCGCTCGTCAAGGTCTCCATTGTCTACTTCAGTTCCCACTTCTACCCACTTATATCTTTTATGATTTCTGGTAAAGTCGGCAACATACTTGTATGGAACTACAAACGAGTAACTGATGTCTCCGGCTCCAGCAAATGCTACAGCAACTACTTCTCCGTAGGAATTATAAACGGCAGATCCTGAGTTTCCGCCCTGAATAAGATTTGATAAGACGGTAGACTCGAACTTCTTTACTACAGGAATTCCACCCATTAGCATACAATAAAATTGTTTATTTGGATCTTCTCTGTCGCTTTCTGTGCAACTTTTGGTTCCTACTACTAGCTGGATAGTCATGTTTGAGGTCATGTGTCCCCCGTTAACAATGTGAGGTAAAAGCTTTGGATGCCCTGACATGAAAGTCTTTGATCCCTTTTTTGGGGGAGTTTTGGAAATGACGGTACTAACGCCTAGGTTACCTAAGACGCGAACAATACAAAGGTCATGTTTTGTGTACTTCTTATATTCAATAATTGGATAAAACTTTCCATTCTGTTCTACCTGTCCACCCTGTTCAATAATTCGACAAATATGTTTGTTTGTCAGAACCTCTGAATAAAAAAAGGTAGACTTAAGGATTGATCCAGTGCCTCCACTAGAGCTAGTTGTGCTGTAGATTCGTACTGATGTCTGGCTGAATTGTTGTACCGTTTGAGGTCTAACTGTTCTAGCGAGGCCGACTGAACCAAATAATAAAATAGAAATTAGTGTAATAAGTTTACGCATTGTTTTGTCCTTCTTGGTTTACTTCAAAAGATTTTCCACCAACTTTTACACGTCTACCGAAGTATAAGGCAGCGCAAGCGTAAAAAAGCTCTGCAAGAGAGCTTGATTCTTCCATATGTCCTGTTGCTGTTAAAATTGACACTGTTAAAAACGCAATAAATGAAACTATTAAAAATGTAAGAGTAACTGATTTTTTTCCAGTTTTAGGATCAGTCAAATACATTATAGTGATACCTTTAGCACTCTAGCTTTTAGTTCTTTGATGGTTTTACTTTCGTCCTTGGGATCTTTTTTTTCGTTAAACTCGTCTTTTATTTCTGTCTTATATCCGTTAACTTGAAGGACTCCTGCTACCGTTTCGAGTAGTTCAATAGGTACCTGAGGACCTACTACGGCTTCGACAAAATCTTTAGCTACCTGTGTTGCATTTTCTAAATCAGCAACGACATCCTCAATAAACTTGACGGTTTGTTCTTCTTCTAAGGTTTCTTTTGTTTTGAGCATTGCTCTTAACTCGTCTGCTTTTTTGATATTAACTTTCATTTTGTTCTCCATCTATAGTGGTAGGATTTATTGTAATATTGTTTTGAACATAACTAAGACTAATAAATACAATAGTTTCTTTTAATTCTTTATTCGTATATACATTATAAAATTTGTCATTTTTGAGTTTAAAGTCAGAATCAAATAGTAAGTAGTTTGCAGCATAATCTTGTGCCACTGAGCGATCTTTTAGTGTTCCTGAAAAATCTTTAGTTTCTACAAATTGCTTCACTTTATCTCCTAAAAGTACAAATATATCTCATAATGATACAATTGTCAATCTTTATTTTATATATCGTCACCACGCTTATCCTTTCGATTTTCTACTCTTTGTTTGTTTTCTTCCTCCGTTTTATTATCATGACAAATTTTGCAAATACATTGGTAGCCTTCAATCTGGCAAAAAAGTCTTTCAATATACCCATCCCAATTATCCCAGCCATCTACTGGAACTACGGGCTGGATATGATCCAGAACAATTTCCTTATTTCCAAAAATTTCTTTACATATGTTACATTCGTATTTGCCTCTAGCTACCCTAGCCGCCTTCATAGCTTCTCCTCTAGGCTTCCATTTGAATGAAACTCTTCTTAACTGATTAATCAGAAAAGATTTAATATTGGGTTCCTTTTTTTTTCTAGGCTTTTTTGTTGTCACTTTATACCTTAGTTTTGGTTTCGCAGATATCGCATATTTCATACTTTACATGAGTAAAATCTATAATACTAATTGTGCCTTTTCCACAATGAGTACAGGATTCTTTTATTTCAACATCTTCAATGGCAATATCGGCAATAGTTTCATAATAATGAGATTTGCGATCTAAATCTTTATTTTGACGTTTTACTCTTCTAAGTTCTGATTTTAGTTTTTTAATTTCCCCTCGAAGATGTTCTGTTTCACTGCGAGTTTTTCTTGCTGTTTTGCTCATCTATTTTTTCCATATTTAAAGTTACAGGGCATACAAATTTATCTTCAATTCCATAATAAACAGCATCCATTTTTTTAAAAGAATAAATGAATCCAGCATCACTAATATGTGATCTATCTTTAAGTCCATTAACTATTGAATCTAAAACAAACTTAGATGTAACGTTTTCGTCAATTAAAATATCTAAACTTATTTTTTTAAGTGCCACTGGATCCGAAACCTTTTTCTCCTCTTTCGGAAGAATTTAGCTCATTGACTTCTTCAAATTCAATTTGGGGGAACGGCATAATAATCATTTGACCGACTCGATCTCCAACGTTGTATATATGACTAGAATTGTATGCTTTTTTAAATTGAAATATTACTTCTCCTCTGTAACCAGAATCGATAACACCAACACAATTGCCCAAAGCTAATCCTGTGTTTTTAGAAATGCTTGATCTAGGAAAAACTAAACCAACATAGCCTTCGGGAATTTCAAAACTTAGGTCCGTTCCGTATTCGACGATAACTCCACCTTTTGTGGTTTTGAGTTCTTTTCGAGTAGCTACCAGATCCATTCCTGCATCTCCAATTTTCTGGTAAACCGGAATTACTGCTTTATCTGATAACTTTTTAATTTTAACTTTCATTATACCCTCTTATACTATAAGTTTTAATTTTTTGTTAGTTAGTGGCTTATATTCTCCGCTTAAACTAAAATCCGATGCTTTAAATGTATCAGATGTTGGAGAATAAATCAAATTGATATCTTGTTCCTTTTTTCCGTATTTTGTGTATTTGTCTGACTGCTCAACTACATCCCACATAGAGTCTACGTGCTCCTCATAAACATGACAATCTCCACCAACCCAAGAGAACGATCCTACCTTTAGGCCCGATTGGTGCGCAAAATACTGTAGTAGTGCCCAGTATTGAATCCAATTATGGGGAACTCCTAGAACCATGTCTGCACTTCTTTGATTCATTTGCATGTGAATTTTACCATCAATAACTATGTTTTGTATTAGACTGCCATGACAGTTTGTTGGACTCATTAATCCTGACTGAACATTCGGAGGAATCCAGGTAGTTAATACATTTCTACGACTGTTTGGTTCGTTTTTTAAAAGATCAATTGACGTTTGAATTTGATCTATATGTAATGGGTGCCTTGGTGTCTTAAAATATCTTTCACAATTTGCAATTGAAATATTCATTTTTTTAGGCAAAAACACACAAGTTTCTTTTCCGTAGTATTTTCCTGATTTATAATCCTTATCTAAATGATATTCTGCTTCTTTTTTTCCATTAAATTCTAGCCACTGAGAGAACCCGTCTAATTTGGAAATATCATCTAAAAAATATTCAAAACATTTCCATCTGGAGGTTACAAAAATTCCTAATTTTCCATACCACTTATATTGTTTTCTTTCCTTATTATAGCAACGATTCATCATTCCTGACCATATGCTGTATGCTTGTTTTGTGTATGATAATTTTTTTGGAATTCCATAGCATCCAACCCCTAAGACTGAAGGGTAGTATGGATTTTTTATGTGCCCCTTAAAAAAATTGCCAGAATTACATTCAGCAATATATCCATTACTAAATTTTAAAATATATCTAGTTTTACCCAGATAATCTATAACCTCGAAAGTGTCTCCTTGTGAATTTTTTCCTTTATATCCTACGTGTTTTCCTTTTTTATCATTATAAGTTTTATAATCTTTAAATTCCGGAATATCCACAGGATCATCAGTTTTGTGTATATGTTGAAATTGCAAAACGGTACCCTGATTCGTTCCGGGGGAATACATCTTTCTTAGAGTCGTTCCGTAATTATAGTGAAGTACTCCGTCATCATTTTTTACAAAATCTTTCCACCAAGAATGTACTCTAGGATCAAGATCGTTTATGTTATTGGATCCAGTTAAAAACCACTCCATCTCTAACAGAGCATTTTTCCATGCAGTTTTTCTGGCAGCAATTAAAGGTGTTTGATTAAATGAAACTTGTTGAAATGGGATCTTTCTAGTTTTTCCATTACGGCCAGTAACCCGACTTCCTTTATCCATTATTTTTCTAATTAAATCAATATATATTGTGTCTGCTTGCGTCATTCGTTCCCCATATAAATTCTTACACCAACAATGTCTTCTATATTTTCTTTGTCGTCAATATGTCTTACGGGCTTAGACCTAACTAGATTAACATATTTTTCTAGCTCCAAAGCATTTACTACCTTTTCTGCCCATTGATAACCGTTCTTTGACCATACCTCAATAAAGTCACCTCGAAGACTGCATTCTTTTAAAAACCTAATATGATTTTCGTGAGGAGTTAGATATATCGCCTCATCGCCATACATAAAAAGTAAAGATTTAGGTTTCATTACATTTACATCGCCATCCCACATTACCAAGGTATTATCAACATCAAATGACGTAACATTGTTATTTTTAATAACCTGCATATTTCACCTCTATTGTATTATACCAATACTAAAGAAGAAGATCAATCAGTTTATAATATAACTGCTCAAGTGGGGGAATTTTGTCTGACAATTCAAACTCGTTATGGACTATCTGTTTCATTTTTTTGGTATTTATAGTTAGCTTGTTCATAATTTTACCAAACCATGTAGTTGATTGTAATAGGATTAGCCCCAAATCGTTAATATCTTTGTCTTTTTTAATGTATACATAAAATTGGTAGTATTTGGTGTATTTGGGTTTAGATATTATTTCGTGATCCGTCTTGAGACAGCGCAGGACTAGCTCTATTGAGTCTATATTGGCTTCTGTGGGTGATGACATATATAGCTGTATGGCTCGGTAGAAAGCTCCCTCGGAGCGGTGAGGCCATAATGGTAGAGGATAGTTTAGTTTTTTTAATAAAAATACTGCGAAGTAATACATTCCAGTTAAGTGAAAGAAATGTATTCCACTTTTGTTGGATTTTCTGTGCTTGAATAACCGTAGGTCATCTATATAGAATTCAGGATTTAACTTTTTCATGCCCAACTGATTACTAAGGATGTGTTGTCTCCGGTAGGAATAAGGTTGAATCCTTTTCCGTCTAGATTTGCTTTTATTGACTCTACTAAAGATAGTGCTTGACTTTCTGTGTAGTTACCAAAATGCTCTCTAAGATGTACAGTGTAGCTTGTTCTTCCTGCTCTTGCTTCTCTAAGCATTCCAGCATCAATTCTAGCCAGAATAATCATAAGATTGTCTGTTGCTTCAGAATTATTTGCGTCAGATATTGCCTTGTATATGCTTTTGTTTTGAATCATTTTAATTTTCTCCATGTAGCATATCTAATGCAGTTTAATTCTGGGTTATTACATATATACCAATTGTCTTGATCTTTAACCTTAATTAGTAAGTTTATTTTGGTAGTACTTATAACGTAGCTTTTTTCAAAAGCCTGGTTTATCCACATTCCTTTTAATCTTAAATTTCCTGAAACGGTCACAACTGGAGGCTTTACTAGCTGAAACGCTATGTCCATAAACTCCCCATGCTTAATTATGCTATTGCGATTTAACACGTATCCCCGCAGTTGTTAGTATTTCTAGTGCTGACTCGTTATAAAGTTCGTTATAGTAAACTTCCGAAATTCCAGCATTGACTAGCATCTTAGCACAGACTCGACAGGGAGACAAGGTTAAAAATACTTTTTTATTGGGAATGGAGTAATCCGTCTTAATTAAAGCATTGACCTCTGCATGAATCAAGTTTGAACATCCAGAATCCATAGACTCTCTTTCGTCTGACTGACCCTTAGCTCCAGCATTATAACCCATTCCGAGAACACGTTCCATCTTTTCATCGGTTACGACACATCCTACTTTCTTTTTAGGATCTAGAGACCTTTGGGCTAGACTGTGGGCCAAGTTCATCATTATAGATTCTAAAGATAGTTTACTCATTTTATGAATCTGCAATTTTCGTTATTTATTGATTTTTTATGGAGATCTTTTTCAGTTTTATAGTTGTATTCTTGATAGTTTTCTCTAACAAACTCTATCATCTTTTTTTGGTGTTTATATGCTCTTTCTACCCAAGAAATAAACTCATCAAATTTCATTGACCCTTTGGCAAAGTTACAAATTTTACAACAAGCAACAACATTGTGAAGAGTGTATCCTTTGGACGAATCCACCCTATCTAGACAATACCCATTTTCAGACAAAACCTCTTTACCGCAATAATGACAGCCCACATTTAGCAGGCTCTCATATTCGTATTCCATTAACCTTACTGTGTATCCTCTTTTTTTTGCAGAAGATTTTAGGCTAGATATTTTAGACTTTATACTCCGCATACTCCACCTACACATTCGGTTTCGTTCTCTTCAAATACTGTACCCTCTTTACCTAAAGCTTCGTCTAGTTTAACTCTAGTCAACGGTTGACCGCCTCGACACCCATCAGGGTATGTAGTGAATCCCCTTAACCTTTTTGCATATTTAAGAAGAACTTTCATATTTTTTTTCAAGGTTTCTTCGTTATTATCTTTAGATCCCCAAGCGGGAAGATTACATGTACTTGAAATTGACATGTCTACATAATTCTGAACATCTGCCTGGAACTTTACTCTCTGTTTAAATGTTAAGTCATAGCTATCCTGAATGCTTTCAATATTAACACCTTTATCCATTAAACGCTTAACGGTTCCATCGACAACAAACTGATGAACCCATTTATTATCTTTTAGATATCGTCTTTTGTACGCTTTACAAAATAATGGCTCAATTCCTGTAGTAGTTTCTGCAAGAATTCCAATAGTTCCTGTTGGTGCAATGGCTCTAACTCCTTTAGGAATTGCAACTCCTAGTTTTCTTGCTTCCATGAACGCTGTTGAGTCGGATTCGTGCTGATATATACTTAACCATTTGTGAAGCTCAGGAACACACTCGTAGTCGTAATTTCTTACCATTAACCATTCATGCATTCCCCCAAGGCCAAGGCCAATTCTGTTGTTTTTATCTCCAATCTCTTTAATTCGATCATTAGGAGTATGACTATATATTCCCCCACAAAGTAGAAACTTTGTTGCAAACTTAGTTACTTCTGCCAACTCTTCTTCATTGGCAATTCTATTAATCCATAAAGTTCCTAAATTACATTTGTCTGAATCATCCTCAGAAACTACTTCGGTACATGCGTTCCTTAAGCTCTCATTGTCTTTTCTGAAATTAAATGACATCCCAGGCTCGGCAGTTGAGAAGGACTGCAAACAATTCTTTTCCCATACAGTTTTGGCATGTTTGTGCATAGGATGTTTTTTGTCATCCATTGCAATAAAAAACTCAGTATCATAAATGACAGATATATTTGTTAACTCCATAGGAACCGGAAAGGTAAAGTCTTTTGCTTTTATTGCTTTAACTTCTTCCGAATAATCTTTAATTTTCATAAAATCTTCAACATCTTTGTGAGACCAGTTTAGTCCTGCCCAAATTGCCGACCTTCTCTGTCCTCCTTGCATGATATATCTTCCTGATTCGTTTATCATATTCATTAAAGCAAGAGGTCCGGTAGATGACCCTCCGGTACGCTTAATTTTTGCACCATTTTCTCTTAATGCCGAATAATCAAAACCAATACCTCCACCAGTCATTAATGCGGCAGTTGCATTATTCATTGCTTCTGCCCATCCTTCTCTAGAATCTTCTGCTCTAAAAAGGAAACAATTATTAACCTGATGTAAAGGTCTACCAGAGGAATATAAGTATCTTCCTCCCGGTATGAACTTTCTATCTCTTATAATTTTAAATATTTCTTCTTGATCTTCTTTAGAAAGAAGTTGACCACAAACGGAATCAACAACTCGTTTAGCAGTATCTTCCCATTTTTCAACTCCATCCATCGAATACTTTTGTAAATATATATCTTGTGCAAACTTTGATCCAAAAACGTCAAACTGGCTCACTATCTCTCCTGAAATTTAAATTGTTGTAATTGCTCCGTTTAAGGTTCCATTATAGTGCTTATATTCCTCCAAGTCAACACCAGAAAGAGTAACTACCATATCCCCATTATCAACAACAGTAGCAAGGATTACAGGGTTTAGGTTTCTGTCATAAAGTACTTTTTGAACTTCAAAAACAAATCCATTTCGACCATTATGAATCAAATCGGTACTTTTGAATTTAGGATCAGGCATAATCATATTTAATATAAAATTTTTAATCATTCGTATTCTCCAAAAATTTGTTTAAATCTCCAGGCGTATTCTTCTTCTTCTGTCATGTCACTTATTTCTGAAAGAAGTTCTGAGTTTTCTTCAATAAAGTCATCGACATCTTTTTCTGTAAATTTAGGATTGTGCTTCATTTCTCTATCGTCCCACTCAGTTCCAATATAATGCAAGGCAACTAAAGCATTCCATGCAATTTTAGCTAGATGATGTTTTCCATCTTCCGGGTCTAAATCTGGTTGTGTCGGATCAAGTAGATCATCAGCGTGTCGCATCATTGACTCTAAAGTTTCAGTAACGCTTAAACCCTTTAAGAAATTTAAAGTTTCATATTTTCCTGTAGGATTTCCTTCTCTTTTTTCAGCAGCATCTGCTACTTCGACTACGGGTCTCAGTAGATAAAGAGGGAAGTTTCTCCATCTTAATTTTGATTTATTGTATCTAGTTCCTTTGCTCATTATTTCCCCTTAAAGCTAAATGTAGTTTCAATTGATTTAATTGCTCCATACCATGTTCTTTTTTTTACTACAGTTTCAACGACCTGGACATCTTCTATACGTAATTTATTTTTTTCAGCAAAAGCATTAACGGCACCAAACAGGATTGTATCTCTATCCTTTTCCATTTGAGTCATCGCTGCTTTTTTAGATATATTATTTCTGGTTTCGTTCATTAGAATCCTTTGTGTTCTGCAATCTCATCGGCTAATCCCCATTTGATTGCTTCATCTGCTGGATATATTGTATCAAATGTTAGGATTTTTGTAAATGCTTCTTTTTTAAATCTAGGCTTCTTTTCTTTAATCTTCTGAAATAGAATGTCGTCGGCTACTTTTCCTAACCGTCTATTTTCTTTTAGCCACCTATCAATGTTTCTGGGGTGATCAGAATCATAACCTTCGTCACCAATATGAACCATAATTGTCGCATTAGCTGATATCTTTCTATAATCTCCAGCTTGTAATATAATAGCCCCCATAGACCAACAAGGACCTACGGCATGAGTTATTACTTTGCTATTACATTCCTTGATAGCATCAACAATAGCCATCCCCTGTTGAACATCCCCTCCTGGAGTATTCATAAGAACGGTAATGTCTTTATCATTAAAGAAATCTAACAACCTAATGTTTTTGATAAACTTGACAGCATTATCCTCATCAATTTCTCCGCTGAGATCGATAAGCCTGGAGGATTTGTACACTCCAAGCTCGTGGAATTGTGCCAGTTCGTCTGTTTTAATTGTGGACATAACCTACTTTATATGTTGAAGTTGAATTACAAAGCTATCATAAATAGGAGTTCTTACGTCATTCTTTGCTCTAGGGACATAGCAGAATACTGCTTGCGCTGCAGCAGAATGATATCCTAGGATTCCACTGTACTCGACACCCTTAACGTCTGCACCAAAAAATGCACCATTAATTACGTACTGATCATTATTAAATCGAGCAATATGGTGTTTGTCTCCCATTCTGAAGAAACTAATATGCTTAGAGATTTGATTGGATCGTCTCTGTACTTTAGCCGCCATTGCTTCTTCTTTTGCTGCAATACCACAGCCATGCTCAATTAATACTGTATGACCGTAAATGTCATATGTTAAAAATGCACCAACAGCAATGTCAAACTTTACATGCTTAAGTCCGACTTCTTGACAAATCATTTCTAGGTAGTTATAAAAGATCCAAGACTCATGTTCTCTTCCTGGGTAAAACATTTGCAGTCCACCATGACGATTCTCGTGATTTCCTGTAATACATTTAACGTCAATTGGGATTCCTAACTCAGCTAAGGGCAAAATTACTAGTTTATATAAATGCTCAGTAATTAGTCTGATTTGATCTGGAGTAGACACGTCAGTTCCTCGCATGGAATTGTGGTGCTTTTCTGAATGCTCAATCATGTCACCTAACATAGATAGGATAATCTTTTCAATTTGATATCCCTGTTTCTGGTGTTGTTTGATTTTGAAGATGAGACTACTGGTGTACTCGATAATGCGTCTTTTGCATATATCAGAGTTATAGTCTTCCATAATTTTGCCAATTTGAATGTCACCTAAAAGTGCTTCAATTGTCATTTTAGTTTTGGTAGATTTTGTTTTTTGCATTTTAACTTTGGGAGCTTTGTTTACATTCTTAGCAACTTTTCTAAGCTCTTTCATTATATCGTCTAGTTTATTTTGCGAATCTAATGATTTCCTGAGTTTTTTACGAGCTTCGCTTGCACTAACTTGGGATCTGCGTTGCTTAAGCATTGTGGTGACCCCATCATCCACATACTCATCGTTCATTGTATGGTACTTATAACGCTTCCTTAACTGATCGCCATTTACTGTAGTTGAAAACTCAACACAAAAAGCTTCTGCAGTTTCGTTCCATGTTAGCCCTACGGCTCTCTGGGTTTCGATAAATTTAATTTTATTTTCAGTCATTATACCCTCTTTCCTCTTTAATTTTCATTTTATAAAATTTAATAGCCTCTAGATTGTCAACTCTGACATCTTGTATATTTTGTAGCAAATTCCAGGCTGGTCGATGTTCAGTTTCATTATGCAACATTTTTATAATTTTTTCAAGTGTATTATTGAAACTTGTTCGTTTTCGGACTTGTTCTCTATATTTCTTTTGGTTTTTCATATTAATTATATTATTCATAAGACATCCAATAGTTTTCTTTTGGTTTTTTTCCCATAATCAATAAAGTTTTCATTATTTACCAAATCGGAGAATATACTAAACGTTTTGTATACCCTGCTTAAATAATGTAATTCGTCGTGATCTTTATCGTACAGTTGATAGAACTTATACCCACTGACGGATTCCATCATAGGTTTTCCTTTATTTTCTCCTACCTTGTAAAATCTCGGGCTACCATCTTTATCGGTTTTTTGTTGTTCTCCCAAGATTGCTGTGTATATCCAAATTTTGTCACCTTCCTGGATAGTTTCGATTACTCCCGAAGATATTGCCTGTTTAATTGCATTTAACGGTTTAATCTCGTGCATTCTAGCTTCTTTACTTTTATCTGCCCCTAAAATCTTTTTGGATACACTCTTTTTTACTGACCAATCACGAACGTTACTAAACTTAACAGCTTCTTTGCAGGTCTCTATATACAGGTCATGAACTGCTTTAGTTTTATCCAAAATGGAATCATCAACAAATGAAGATAAAGAATCCATCATAAACTTTTTTAAGATTGGTTCCTTTTTTGAATCAGTAATAGAGCTACCCTTAAACTTTACTTTTACCTGCCCGTTTTTGTCAAAACCTTTTTTAGGGTTTGCCCAATCTTTATGAAGTTGCAATACGTAGTTTTTAGCTCCCACAACTATGAAGTTTTCAAAAACACCGTCATCCTCCCAGTCTATCCAGTCGGAGTATTGATTATTTAAATCTTGAATTTGATTTTTAAATTCTTCTTTAGTAGGAGCAATCCCATTAGTAATTGCTATGGCATCGGTGTCAACATTAACTAAGTCGTAACCTTGACCTTCGCTAATCTTTTCACCAGGAACCCAATGTGTTTCTATTTTTTCGTTTTCTTTGCCTTTGTTTACAATCTTCTTAACTTCCTCGACTAATTTAAACCCACAGGCCCATTCAACGGCAGTCTGCAAAATTTCTCTACCTCTGTAGGTTACGGCATTAGCTCCTGAAGTATCGTTATATAATAGGTATCCTGCTCCAAGGAAACCATACATTGAGTTGATTACAATTTTTTGTGCTGCTTGTAGGTCGTCATGGTACTGGCTACCTTCGGCAGCTTTAGCTTTGTTTTTAAGCCGTTCATCTCTAAAATACTCTAACATATTTAGCATATTTCTTTTAGGATCTTTTTCTTTATTGTATATGTTTTGCTCAAGCATAATACTAGGATAAAGTGAGGCTACGTCAAACTTTCTAACATTCTTATAAGCGCCAGGAATTCCCATAGAAATTGCACCTTTAAACTTTTCTTTTTTGCTAGTTTTGGGTTGACTATATCCGTGTTGGAGATATGATCTAATCATCATGCTGTCAATTTGAGAGCCGGACCTTTGATTAATGACATCCTGAAGAGATTTAGGGACTGATTGATTTAAATAGAAGAATGCCGGAATCATAATATCAAACATTTGTAGTGGACTATCTCCGTCATCTTCACAATACTTTCTAAAATCTTGCCAAGTTTCTTTTGTCCATGATTTGTAATTTCTGGTAGGATTAGCCTCGAAGTCCCATTCCATTCGACTATTATCGACAAGTTTTAGGTGTTTTTCGATTGCTTTTAGTCCGTAGCTAGGAAAGTTATTTTCAATGTCGTGCTTCATTGCTAAGATCATTGTATCAATAACCTCTCTACCAAATACTCGAACATTTGTAAAGTCAAAGTCCAATCCTGCATGAGTTACTTTGAAAGGTTTTTCGCTAAACTCGATATCGCTACCGTCTCTTCCGATAGGTAAGGATTTTCCTGTTTTGTGTAGATAATCAAAATCATAGCCTAATATATTGTGACCAATCATTACATCAGGATTAACCTTGTTAACCCATTCCGACCACGCAGCAATCATTTCACTGTCAGAATCATAATCAAATATATCAAATAGTAATTTAGTGATATTTCCGTTTCGATCTCTATATGTATTTGATATTAAAATGGTTTCGGCTAATTCATCTTCAGAATCAACTCCAGTTGCCTCAATATCAAAACTAAGAACTGAAATCTCATTAACTTTCATACCTTTGAAGTATGTAGTTCCAGTTAATGTCATGTATCCTTCTTCTATGCTTCTTGGCTTGTAGACTCTAGGATTCCATTCTTTTATTTTTTCTTTGTACTCATTAATTTTAAATCTTTTAATATAATTATAATATTGATTACCCTTTAGTCTCATTGCTCCATTGGTCTTTGTTGAGCCTAGTAGCCAGGGATTGTAATTTTCTTCAATACATGACCCGTCACTTAAGTATAGGTAAGCTTTGTTGTCTTTAATTTCTATACTAACAATGTTTTCTCTTTTGTCTTTACCAAAAATGAGATCATTGTAATTGCTTTGTTCTTTTGGAGTTTCTAACTTAGTTTCCATAGCGATAGGAACCAGAGCAGTAAACGCTTCAAATTTATAAACGTTATATTTACCTTCTGATCCAATAAATTCAGACTCATTTTTCATGCTAAGAAAATAGTTATACTCTTCTATATTTTTTACATACAGTTTGTTTACCATGGGCTTTTATCCTGCTTTTCTTTTTCCTTTTCTTCTTTAATTTCCTTTCTAAGAGCATTAAGGTGGCCTCGCTCGTCTCCTTTAAGTGACCTTAGCGAACCCTTTAAACCGTCCCAAGCGAAGTCAAAAGTTTTAAGTCCTCCCATGTTGTTTTTGACAACAGCAACAGAAGTGTAACAGTCGTCATCACTTGATTTAGGAGAAAAACCAGGTCTCCATATAGTCAAGATCATTCGACAATCCTGCTCAATTACTGACGCTCCCTTTACTTTTCTCATAGACAAAAGCTCCTCAGAAGCATCACCAGCCGATTTCTGAGGCTGTAAAAGCAACAGGATAGCTACTTCATGTTTACTTGCTAAGTCGGACAGTCGGCTTGCTACGAACCCGGAGTTTGCCGTTGAGTCACTAAAAGGTCCTCTGACTTTCTCTAGGTAATCAACTACCACGAGTTTTAGTGTGTCTCCATGCTTTTCTTTGCAGTGAATAATGTCTTCTTCAATGGTTTCTACCGTTGCTCCCCGATTAAAGTTAAAAGTTACATTTTTGTATAAATTTAATCCAGCCCTGTACGCTTCCTTTAAGTCAATGTCTTCCAGGATATCATAATTGGGATCGTAAAATGGGTTGGCTTTCCCTCCATATGTTGGGATTGTTTTTCTCATTAACTTTTCGCAAGCAATATCTTTGCCTCGCTGTAAAAGCCTTTGGTGCAGTAAATTTTTGTCCATATCTAAAGACTCATATAAAACATGATTTCCACCAATGCTTACATTCTCAGCAAAAGAGTTAGCAAAAGAAGTTTTCCCACTTGAAGGTGCTCCCAAAACACCAATCATCATTCCGGTAGTAATCATTAGCTCACTATCTAATTCGGCAATACCAGTAGTGATAATATTGTTTTTGATGTTTGCGGCAAACTTTAGAAATGAGTTATGCATTTCTGTCATACCAACTAAATCGGTTTTGTTATCTACTAGTTTATATTCAGTGCTAATGTAATTTAAAAGATCACTAGACTCTTGATTATAGGAGCCCCCAGACCAAGCTGGACTATAGACTGTTGTAATTATTTCTTTCCAGATATCATTATTATCTTTGCGGTATTCTTCACCAAAAATGTTTCCGCGCTTTTCGTTTACCCCTTTAAGGGAGTGATAAGCGTCAATCATATCTAAACCTGCATTTTTATAAGTAGCAGCAAGAATCATAAAGGCTTCGTTGCTTTTCCCGTCAGGAATAAAACCTCGATGCAGGACGTATTTAGCTTTTGTTAACCATGGCGGTTTTTGGCTAAAATCAATTGAAGAAACTTCTGTGGGCATATCCACACTAATGTTTTTAGGTTTTTCAATCTTTTGAATTGTAATGTTTTTGGGGAATTTAGCAGGAACAATCTTGATAGATTTCATTTGGCTTTTAACCATTTCAGGATTGCTGCATACTTCTTTAATTTTGGTTACGTCAGCATCTTTTAATTGCTCGAAGGTTAGTGGTGTTTTGTGTGCAATGCTTTTATTATGTTTGGATCCAGTTAATCGAAAGATTCTATTACCGTTGTATATAGAAGGGTCGAAGCCATCAAGGTCCCCAATAAAATGATTTGCCAAAGTTTTATGCTCCTCAGGACTAAGGTTTCTGTCATGTTGAACTTCTACGTGAAATCCTTTGTTGCCAGAAAAAGATATCTGCATATTTTCTTCTTTAAATCCTGCCTCTTTTAATCTATCAACAGCCACTATGGTATCTTTTTTAGTTTGCTCTAGGTCAGTAGAGTCAAAGTCTAGTACCAACCTGTCAGTTACCACATCAACTACGTTTCCGATGCTTTTATTTTTAATAATTGCATCTTTTTGTTCGTCAGTGAAATAATAAATAGAGGTATATATGTCTGGATTAGTTTTTTCTCCCTTTAGAGTTTTAGCTTCTTCTAAGATTTTAAAAGAATCATAATTTTTAGGTACAAAGGTAAAATTGTACCCAGCTAATCCTCGTTTTACAAAAATGTGTTTTGGTTCACTCATGATTCCTCCTACAGAACATATTAATATAATACAACACTAAACCTGATAACTCAAGTTAAAAAAAAACCCCCAGCAAATTAATGCTGGGGGATAGAAAAATTAATTGAAAGGGGGACTAATCTTTCTTAGGAGGAGGGAGAGTAACGTGGCACAATAACCATGAGGCTGAATTTGCTGCTGATTCTCTTCGTCGTTCCGCATCAGACTCTTTGATTGCACCATTTTTGATCATCATTTCAACTTTTTCTACAGGATCATTACATACCAAATTGCGGTATTTACCAATTTCTAGGATTTCAGATCCGTTAGCCAGTTCAATGTTTTCGTTAATTCTGATCATTTGCTTTGTTATGTTGCCGTCACGATCTTTTGTGATTTCAAGAATACCAAACAAAGGTTTATCTTTACCAAAACTAATAGATCGTTTTTCAACAACTGAAAACGGGTCAGTAGAAACAAAAGCTTTTAGTGACTTTGCTTGCTCTGGCTTTTCTACTGGAGCGCCTTCCGATGCTACAAATATGTTTTCATTAAAGTTAAAAGAAACATAAGGTTTCTTATCTTGTTTAGATTCGCCTTTAGCGAGTATTCCTAAATCAGTCCAATTTTGTGACATTCTCTTCTCCCTGTTTTGTCATTTTTTCAATTCCCAGCTTAATGACTTGAGCCTTATAATCTAACATTTTAAGACAAAAGTCAAATACATTTTTTTCTTCATTGCTAACTAATCCTAATTTCTGCACCGGCATCCCGCTTTTGTCGGTGATTACATTGCCTTCTTGATCTGTTTTGTAGTCAGACAGTGGAAATACCATTAAAGCCTGGAGCACTCTTGCTACTGCTTTTTTGCTCTTTAGACTATCAATTAACATCATTACGGTGTTTTTACTACCGTCAAACATTCTGGTATTGTATTCTAAAGGATTAGACTCTTTTAATTCATTTAATTTTTTATCCATGATAACCTTTATGCGAACGGGTTAGATTTAGCTGGTGTTTTAGACTCTGCGGCTTTTACGTTAGCAGGATTGAAGGATGACTGAGTTTCCGGTGCCTTTTCTATTTTACCAGTTGATGCTGGAAATGATGAGGCTTTTGTTGTGGCTTTAGTCTTTGGTTTGGATCCTTTTTTGCTGCCATCAGGATTTACTAAACCCTTAAATACGTCATTGCCCACTCCAAAGTGTGAAGCTGCTTTTCCTAATGAATCGGTCATTGCGCTTTTGTACGTGTCTCCTAGTTGCTTTTTAGCTTGGGATGCGCCTACTGCGACTCTGCTTACTTGCTTGTCTCCAATGATTACATTTAGTGTGCAAATGGAGAGAACTTCTTTCCCATCCGGTCGAGAAAAGTCATAAGTAGCAGACCAACCGTCAACACCAAACACGTCATTAAGCCTTTCAACTACGTATTGTGCCTTGATAGAAGTTAATGCAAATCCTCTAGACTTGTCCTCGCTGAATGCGTCCGGTGTAAAGTCAGCCTTTAATTTATCATAAATGTCACTCATCATTTCCTCCAGTTAAATTTTTAATTTTGTTAAGTTGATGATTAAAAATAATTTGAATACGTTTTTGTGTTACCTTGTTTTTTTGAGACAAAGCTCCAGGAACATTTTCGCTAACTAATTGAAGGACTGCGTGAGTTTCTCCGGGATTGTAGTTTATCATGTACGCTTTGGCTTCTTTGCCTTTTCCGTGAATAATAACCTGTCTATCAGTAAAATCATACCTAACATTGTTTTTTGTTTTAACCATGTTAACATCAATCTCTTCTTTTTTTTCTTTAATCTTGTCTTTAAGAGATTTCATTTTTTCTTTAGCTTGATTGAGTTTTAGCTCTTTAAGTTTTTCTTTTGTTGCTTGTACATCTTCGTCCTTCATTTGCTTTTCCCTACCTTTACTAATCCAGTTGTGTCGCAACCGTTAGTTGCGCAATAATTTTTATAAACACATTTGCCCCAAGGTTTGTCACATTTGGGAGCATTGCAGGGAAAGTTTCCCATTTTTATATTATATAATACGTCATCATATTCATCAAATGTTTTTTGTATTAATTCATCTGGGATATCATCAATAACGATTTCCATAACTGCCCTAGGTTCCTTTTTCTTTCTAATCTTTTTATTTAAAACAATATATCCGCAAGCATCAATCTTATACTTATCCTTGACTGCAACGTAATATGTTGCTAGCTGTTCTCCTTCTTTTTTTACTTTGTCTTCTCCATACTTAACACTACTAGTTTTGTGATCAATTAAAAGGATCCTGCCATCTTCCCACTCACATATCATGTCGATATATCCGATTACCTCGTCACCATGAGCGTTAGGGATTTTTATATATTCCTGCATAGAAATTACTTTTTTAATTTTAGGAGCTATTTCGTATTTATACTGAGCCAACAGCATCCTACCTTTAATGACTAACGTATTCCAAGATTTTTCTTGTGTTGACATTCCTTCATAGTTGATGTTGTGTTCTTCTAAAAGATATTCTTCGCAATCTGCTTTGGAATACTTTACTTTTTCGCTAGTCTTGGGTTTAATCCATTCCCCATTAAAGTTTATAGACTCCATTTTCTTTTCAAATGTTTGAATATAATCAATTTCTGGATTTAATAACATATCCTCTAGTGCCGCATCAATAGCGGAACCAAAAAACAAAGGTGATCCCATTTTATCTTCACGTAAACGCAGCATATACTTTAAATACCAAGCTCTGGGCGAATCTAAAAATACAGTTTTAGCTGAGTGACTTAACCTCACTAGTGACATTCGGTTCCTTTCGTGTTCTATCTTCTGTTCCAAAGTCGTAACCTAAAGATGCTACATAATCTTTTGCTTGCACTTTTAATAGGTTAATATTTTTTGTATTTCCGCCTTTGTAAAGGACTTCTTCTCCTCGATAGATTTCAAAATACATTTCTTTGAGGTTTAGTCGAACTTTAACCTCCACGCCATCGAGTCTAAATCCTCGTTTTGACTCAAGAATTGGGGCGTGTTCTTTTTGAAAAGCAGTTCTTTGTACCTGATTTAAACTTTTATAGTCAATCTCCAAAGACCTTGCAATTTCTTTTAAGTTTTGAGTATTTACATAAATAATTCGTGTTTGTGCCATTATATCTCCATCTCATTATGAAACAATGACTATAATACACAAATTACTTGCATTTGTCAATAACTTTATCCATCCAATCATCAATTAATCGAGTATTAGTTAAGTATTTAGTTGGAAGTACAAGCCTGTGCGACTCGCCACAATCGTCTATATACTCGATAACTGAATCATCTATATCTGATTCTGCCTGATATATGTTGATTTCTCCAGCATTAGACGGTTCTGCATAGAACATCATAAATGCCCCAACAAACAATCCTATGGTATATGCTATCATGTCTCTTTTTGTTACCATATTAGTTTCCACTCATATAGCTCATGTAACAAAACAAAAACATTACTAAAATCATAAAACTTAAACTCATATTTTATCCTTTCTTGCACCACGAACTATGTTTACCGCCAGAAGCGTAACCTAGTCCGCACTCGCATTCTTCTTTATTTTTAAAAAAGAACTTTTTTAGTTTATCATGTTCAGTTAATTTTTCAACTTCTTCTTTATCTTCGTCTTTTTCCGGTACATATCCCCACCAACCTTCGGGCAAATCGGGAATATCTTCATTATTGTCTTGCAAAATGTTCTCCTAAGAATAAAAATTCTATTAAAGTTTCCCGGTTTCTTTTATAAAATTCAGAATTTAATGTATACGCATACATAATTTCTGGAGTTTCCGTATGTCCCCTATTTAGATCGCAGTGACCTAGTTCATGAAATATTAATTCTTCTCGTTTATAGTAGCTAGCATTATCCCAAAAAGGCTTATCAAGTATTATAACTCTTCCATTATTTACAAATTGTGGGTCTTTCGGTCTGTAACACCTTCCTAGTGTTGGTTCATTTAGATCGTCAAATTCAAAAAATATAGGATAGTTTGATTTTTCTTGTCCTAGGTATTCCGATTTAAACTCGCTGTACGCCCTAACATGGGGTTCTAGCGAAGGATCGCTGTACACATATCCATCTAGTAAGTAAAACTTACTACAACCAATGCTAGAAGCAATCAGAATTAATAGTAACAATTTCATACTCGGTGAACCCTTCTAAGGCCATCTCTTTTGCCTTGTTTAATGCCATTGCTCCAGTAAAGAAAATTTGTTCAATAGTTGCGTATTTAGACTTTCCGATATATTTGAATAATTTCATGACGCTAATCTCTCAATTATATATTCAGAATGTAATTCTAAATAACTTCTTATTTGTGACTCATTTAGCGGTCTGCTTTCTATTACGTCTCCAAATGTATTTGTTAAATGTAAAATTGCATATGTTACCTCAAAGTCTGCAATCTCTTTATTTCCAAAAGTTTTTAAAGATCCGGAGCTATTATAAGCATCGAACCTATCGTCTACAGCTATTCCAGAGGCTTCAAACTCCAAATTACCGTAATTATTGTTAATTTCTACATCATTAAAAGTGAATATTTTTGACATAATATCTCCTATTATTATAATATCAAGTATCCCGCTAAAATGAAAGGTTTATTTACTTTCCATCCCAAATAAGTACGCTAAAACGTACAAGTCCCATAATTTATGGCTAATTGGTGTGTCAATTATTGGATAGTAATTGCATAAATGTTCAATCAAATCTATTGAGCCCACTTCTCCGTGTTTTAATCCCTCAAATACTGCATAGTCTTCTGGTGACATATAATCTCCTAGTCGTTATCTGGTGTTGGTCCACAGTTACAATCCGAAGGTCCGGAATGTCCAGCATGACAATAAGGGACTGAGCATTCTCCACACATTGTATACCCTTCTTTAACCGCTTTTATACAATCTTTGCAAGTGTACATCTCTTCTATTTCTGCGATCTCTTCTGGTGACATTATATAACCCTTCTTTCGTGTATCATTTCAAACCATTTAATAATATGATCAAGTTTAAAAGATGCAATTAAATTAAACATATGTCTATTTAACATCAAATCAAAATCACTGTCAATTAAAAGCTCAGAATCATACGCAATTAACCATGAACATATTAATTCTTGTCCGTACAATTCAACTAGCTGTTCCATTCGACTACTTAAACGGGCCATTGCAGGCCCTGAGTTAAAGCGTTTAGGACGAACTACCATTAGTCTAATACCTTTTCAATGTAAACTGCTTGAAGCAAATCTGCAATTTCGTCAAATGTAAATCCACCGTCATCGTTTAGTCCCGTTAAGCTTTTGCTGGTTTTTACGTCAAAATCCCAATTAATAACTTTTAACCAGGAAGGTGAGTCTTCTTGAGAACCCGGAACTGATCCTACTAAGAAATTTTCGTAGGATCGTTCTATGTCTTGCTCGCTAATAAATATATCACAAGCGACTCCTAGACAGCAAAAACCTTTATGATCTTGAAGTTTGCCTTTTGTTTGTTTGTATAGTCCACTTCTTAGCACTTCAATCCATGTTTCAATTTTTTCTACTGGCATTTTCATAACGTCTCCTTAAAAGGCCCCGAAGGGCCTGTAGTTTAATTAGAATCCAACTCCGCCCATAATGCTTAGGGTTTTATTTGTTTGAACCTGGACGCCACCGTGAAGGCTGTAGTCTTCTCTGATTCGCAAGTCTCTTTGATATTGAAGTCCCATAACTAGTCCCTGTTCGGTTTCAAAACCTCTTAGAAATGCGTTATCGTTTTCTTTAAGGTTACCTAGAGCACCAAATCCAGCAAGTACTGAGATGCGATTTTTAAAGTGAACTGGTTTCTCTACGACAATAGTAGTAACTGGTGGACGTTCTTTTTTAATCTTAGTTTTTTTAGTACGTCTAACAATTTTATATTTGTCTCCATCAAACTCTTGCATGGTTCCGTCTTTGAGCTTTCGCTTAATTGCAGAATCTTTGAACGGTGCTGGTGCCTTATCTACTGGTTCGGTTTTTACTAGCATTTCGTCAGCTTCGCAAATCATTCCTCCAGCAGGGCAACGGTCTTCATCAAAAGACTCTAGAACTGCCTCTAGTTCTGCCTCTAGTTCTGTTGCTGGGTCGGCTTTTGCTAGTTCAAAACCCAGTCCTAAAAATATTCCTACTGCAAATAGTACCATGTATTTTAATGCTTTATTCATTTTATTCTCCTTAGTTAAAGTCTTTGAGTTTAATTAAAATATCACCATTGTCAAGTTTGTAACCCTGAACCTCTACGTTGTCAGCCCAACAAGTTGTTCCCGAGCCTGGATGATCGTCGGGATTAATGCTTCCCGAGTTTCCGAATGAGGCTAAAACATTGTCACAATACTCTCCCTTAGCGTCTCGGCACTGATTGTTGTAGTATACATCAAATACTGTTCCGTTATTAATATTTTCTACCCAGATTCCAGAGTATACTTGTGTACAAGTGTTTGAGTTTACTTTTACCTCGGTAAATGGGACAATTCCGTCTTTACCGTTAGTACCATTTGTTCCGTTAGTACCGTCAACACCATCAGTTCCGTCTTTACCGTCATTAATTTCTAAACTTGTACCATCATCACACATTAAAACGTTGCCTTTAAGTGAACATGATTTGCCGTCTACTCCATTAATTCCGTCTTTACCGTTAGTTCCGTTTCTGCCATCTTTGCCGTTAGTACCATCAATACCATTAATTCCGTTTCTACCATCAATACCGTCAGTTCCATTTAGTCCGTCAATACCATCAACACCATTAATACCATCAACACCGTCAGAACCTGCGTCTCCTTTAATATTAGTTTGATATACCCAAAAACCGTTAACTTTTTTAAACATATCATTAGATTCAGAGTTAATAAATGTGTCTCCGTCTTTACCTTCGCTGTCTAAGGGGTCACTTGCTCCATAAAGAACTTCTGATCCTGGAGTTCCGTCTTTACCGTCAACACCATTCTTTCCGTTAGCTCCAGTAGCTCCAGTCAATCCAGTAGCTCCAGTTTCGCCTTTAGGACCTTGGAGTCCCGTAGCTCCCGTTGCTCCTCTATCTCCCTTTGCTCCAGTAGCTCCGGTCAATCCGGTAGCTCCTGTGGCACCTGTAGCTCCTGTAGCTCCTGTGGCACCTGTTAAGCCCGTTGCACCTGTCTCTCCAGCAGCACCATCAACTCCGTTTGTGCCGTCTTTACCGTCAGCAATAAACGTTTCTACTCCATCACAGGTAACCGTAACGCCACCAGTAGCTTCTTCTACAATACAGCCTGTTTTTTTAAAAACTACTGCTTCATTCTCCCCACAAGCGCCTAAAAGTACGGCACTTAATGCTAAAACTAAATATTTCATATATTTCCTTTCGTTTAACTTACAATATACCTATCGGTATTATTCTTAAAAACTTTAGTTATTTTTTATGTTATTTACAATAAAATATGTATTTGACATTGGGTCAAAAGTGTAAGCATCACTTTTAAGTGCTTTTGTTTTTGAAACTGCCTCCAAGTTTCCGATTTTTTCAATTCGACCTTCAGTAAATCTTAAACTTGCTACTCTATCTTTGTCAAGGTGAAGATAACTTTCTTGATTAAATTGCTTGCAAAGAGCTTGAACTGTATCAAGTTGATCCATTTTGACTAAAATTGATTTTTCATCAATTCCTTGATATCTGCCGTTTAAAACTTTATGTGATATATCAAGTTGAGATAGTCTATTAACTACTGTTTGATGATTATCTTGGTTGTCAGTATCCTGTCTATCAGATTGATACACACTAAAGATTAAAACTTCTGGTTTTTCTTTTAATTTTGTTGCCATAATATGGACTCCTTTTGTTTATATATACTTATCGGCAGCTATCGAAATAACTTTAGGATTAATTTTCAATTATTTTGTCTACAAAAATTGCCCAGCCTAAAAAAACATCCGTATGTTTTGTTACTTTTCTAAACTCAACTAAAGCATAGCTTATTTCGTTATGATCCAGTCTATCTTCCCAGTTCTCAATTTCGTGCATATCCTTAATTGGGCCTACAAAAAATTTAGGGTCTGCTGAGTTATTTGAAACTTTAATATTATTTTTATTTTCTAAAACATTAATTTGCATTGTTATTTCCTATCTTGTAAATACATAAATTGTTACAGGTATAAGCCACCATACGCTTGCCTTATTAAACGCTAAAGCTAGTATTAACAGTATTAAAATCATAAATCTCCCCGTATTGTAAATAGATTTCATGCACAATTAAGTCGATCATCCAATCTTCGTCGCAATCAATAACGGAATGTTCTTCTCCGTTTTGATCTGATATTCCTATGGTTGCGTTATCTAGTAGTTCGTCTAAGGTGTTACCGTATGACTGAATGTCAGTATAGCCTAGCCATTGGCAGTAGTCTCCACTAAATTCACACTCTTGATAAACTTCAATTGTTATATCATACTTATGTTTCATCTGCTTGACTCCATTCTTAACTTTTTAATGTGATCTTTAATTATAAGACCTTGACAATCCATTGTAAAGATAATTAAAAGTAGTTTTTCTTTAGATATTCGGTTTAATTTGATATCCCTTAATAAACGCCTGTAAAGCATTATTTGCCCTTTGTTAAGTTAAACCCCATACCCATGGTTGCACCGAATAAAGATGCTCCTAGGGCCGCTCCTAGGACCTTTAAAAAGGGTAGGATTGGGAGGATGAAGTACATAGAAATCATTAAACTTAAAACTGGTAAACAAATTAAAAAATAACCTAAACGTCTCATATTGATTCTCCTAGTGAAATGTTGGCAATTTAGCCAAGTTAAAAACCATGTTGGCACGATTAATGTATGCAATACATTCAAAAATGTCTGACTCTAATAGGATCTCTCCTGTCTTATTATCAAACACCACTGTTGTTGCATTTCCGTCGCGCTTAATTCCTTTAATTGATAACCGCTTAAACATTAGCTAGCCTCCTGTTTTGTCAATTCTCGGATAGCTAAGGCTCTCTTGACTACTTCCTGTCCATAAGTTGCCACTAGGTTATTTATTTGAATTTCTATAGCCTCTACTGGTGACTCCATTAGATTTTTAACTCTTGTACTACTATTGGTTCCGCTACTTAGTTTTATAATCTTAGAATTATTTAGAATTTTCATTTTACCCTACTTTCTTTAAAATATCTTTTAACGTATATTTATCAATCTTATTATGATTTGGCATTATAATTGTTTCACCTTTACTATTTTTAAAGACAAAATGTCTTTTGCCCCTACTTAATTGATAGCCCCTTGACTCAAGGTGTCTTCTTAATTGTTTTCTATTCATTATGCTGTCTCCCCGTATTGGTCAATATATTGAAGTATATCACCCTCGGGAGTTTCAATATAGCATAGTTTTTGCTCCCTAAAAGTTAAGTTATGAAACTCTTGAGATGTTATTTCGTAGTTACCTTTGTCCCAAATAATGCACCGATCGTCAACCATGCGAATGGCGTCCCTAAATGCATCTTCTTCGATGTAAATATCGTCGTAGTCGTCAAACTCATCATCTAGAGTAGTGTCAAGTGATCTACCTAAAGACTTAGATGCATAGGCAGCTTCTTTTCTGCTATAACCTAAAGACTTGATAGACTCTGTATGGACAATCTGGTTTCCCTCAAAAATCATGTAAATGTCGTCTTTAATCTCATTAATGGGTCCGATTTTAGCTTTAAGGGTATCGGCAACGGATTGAAGCAAAGACTTAGTGGTGGCAATTATATACGTGTCGTACTGTGAGCACCATGCAATGTTAAGCTCAGCAATCCGATCTCTAAGGACGTGCAACCTCCCCTGTGGGTCAATAGCGGTAAATGCGTAGTAACCTGTAAGGGCGGTCTGCAAGGACGTTACTCCCTCAATAAACCGATGCAGCACATCCTCGCTATCATTAGTCGTGGACTTCTGGTAGTCAGGACCGTGATCGCTGACAACGCCATTGTGGACTAAATAGTGATCATTTTTAATCATAGGATGACAGTTTAACAATCCAGCATCGTTGGTCGAAGTGCGACCGTGCAAAATCATTGGGCCAGTAGGTTTAGAATAAGTCCCAAAGGTCTCGGAATTAATTTTTATAATGCTCTTGGGAGTCGGGTCAAATGTCTGCATCCTAGACTCAAAGTTTCGATCTAGAGATTTTTCTCCAAATACTCCCTTTTCGCCAACGGTGGCATAGCCAAAGCCGTCCTTTTCTATTTTTGTTAATACGTTGCCTAGTTTATTTATTTTTTGTTCAAAATTAATTTTTTTAGTATTAGTTAAAGTGACAATTTTACACATAGTATACCTCTTTATGCTGCTATTGGAAGGCCAGCGGTCTCATTATCGTTATCTGCTGGACGGTTAAACTTATTATATCTAGCTGTTAAGTATTCCTTAGTTGACTGTTTCATTGGAATTCTATTAAACAGATTTTTTAAAGTCTTTACAGTACCGACTTTTTTTCTGTCTTTACAATAGTCTTCAATTTTAATAAGTAGTTCAATCCAGTTTTTAATTTTATTAAAATTAGTTGAACCTGTATGCATCCGGTATTCAATTGTATTGTGTTTTCTGAATGCCGTTAAGTTAATGGCGCTATAACGCTCGCTATCGCTTGCTTGTGGTTGGCAATACCTGTTCTGTCTCCGAGACTCGGGGATTAAAGAAAAAAGAATTGGAAGAAACTTTTCAACTTTTTTGCCTAGCTCAAGCGCCTCGTCTGCATTTGTATTGTGCTGGTTTAAGTGGACGTGAAGGCCACAGTTAACGTCAACTTCGGCACCCATGCCATTCAGTACCTTCAATATTCTACTTAACTGGTCATAGCCTTTGTTTGCATCAAAAAGAAACGTTACTTCTGTTCCTCCTCGACTATCGCATAATGAACTATCATCTCGAACTGAAACATTTTTAGCACCAATTTCTGATAAAGCGTCCCGAACCTCGTCGTGTTCGACTCTAGTAGCCTCATCATCCTCTATAGTACCGTCGCCATCGCATCGGTCACAATCCACTCGATGTTCTGATCCGCTATCTGTCCGAGCCCAGACCCAACCATCTCCATCGCAATCATAGCATTCGGACTCGCCAGTGTTGGTAACTATAACAGGAATGTAACACTCAATCTCGACACCCACCCAACGATTTTTGGATGTGCTGATTATAGGTGAGTGATTTTTATGTTCACTCATGTCAGTCTGGCCTCTAAGAATGTTTAACATGTGCCCAGGCCTGCGGTTTTGAATACTATTTTTATTTAGCTTTTGCTTTAATTGTCTGAACTCACCGCTATAATTGTGACTTCTGCTACCTCTAGTAAGGCCCATTAAGTCACTCATGTATGCTTGTTTTTGATTTTCGTTTAGTAGTTTAAGTCTTGCTATCTGCTTAGGTGTCAGTTTACGAGTTTTTGTTACCTTAACTTCTTGATTTTTAATTTCTAGCATTATTAACTCCTTGCTTATATATACTCATCGGTCACTTTTTAAAAAACTTTAGGATTATTTTACAAATTTAAAAAATTTTTTTTCTTTATATCCGCTCTGAAAGCATCTAGATTTTGCTTGCACCAATCTATGGTCAACGAGTAAAAGCCTACCTAAGCTATATTGTTTTTCAAGAACTTTAACAGAAACTCTATCAGCCTCCAGTACAGGAGTAGTTTCAATACTAAACATAGTGCCGTACCCATTTGGGTCTACAATAGTGTAACTATCTATATTGTAAAGTTCTATAATTTTTAATACACTATCTAAATGTTTAGCATTGACAATAAATGAAGTTTTGTCGTCTCCATTGTCCCATTCTATAATATCTGTCCATTTTATTTTTTTGGTTTCAAAAAATTCACACACTTGGGTATAAGTATCTAGTGCATCTCTGTAGCTTTTTTTGTTACTAAACGTACTAAAAATAACCACGGGGTCTTTTGGTTGATTATTATACATAATTGTCTCCTTTGCTTATATATCCTTATCGGCTTCTATTCTTAAAACTTTAGCTATTTTTTGTATTAAAAGAAAAAAAGCTGACTTCAACGCTTTTAAGAATGTTCTGAATTATAACCAAATCTCTGCTTAGTTTTTCTTTAAACTCTTGAAGGTTTTCAAAATCTATAGAAAATACAAATTCATCAATCAATTGTGGGTATTCAGTTATATTATTAAAAGTTAAAGCCTCAAATTTGGTAGCATCAAACTTTTTAATAAAGTGATCTCTGACTGGAATACATTGATCGGTCTGAGTCTCGTCAATTCCATAAAGGGCTTTTAGGTCCACCCAAAAAATAGGTGCATCGTGGGAGAAGACAATTCCCGGATTAGTCTTTTCAAGGTCTTTAATCTGGGCTAAATCAACAATAACTTCCATTACGTTACTATCGGCAAATCTTGCTATTTTGTTTAATTGTTTTCCTGAAACTATCATTTTACTCCCTTTGTTATGTATTAATTATACATACTATTCGGCTACTGAGTGAAATACTTTAATCATTTATTTTAATATTTACTATAAGGATGTGTTATAATAGATTGACTTGATTTGAGCCATTCAATGTGATATATTAACAACTATAATTGAACGGTGGACGCCTAATAGTCTCGAAAACAAGGGGCCTCACCGGATCAAATTGAGACCAATCAGGCTTTGTAACCTGACCCTGAAACGCTAGGATGAAGTGAGTTTACAGGAACCGCTAGCAGACTAATCAGGGCTAAAAAGATGAGTGAATAGTTGTATTAGTCTTTGTTCACACCATCCCAATTTGATACGCCACAAAGAAAAGCGAAACCTTTGCCACTGAGAATATAATGTATTAAGTTATTCGCGACTGCTTATAACTTCTAATGGGTTGTGTTTAAAAACTGTATTAGAATGGTACAGTAATCCTGAGTTAATAATTCTTATTTGAATAAATAATTGACAAATAAATATACAATATAACTGACTTAAATTGAGACAAGAGTTTCGAGACAGGTCGGACTAGATCAGACAAAAAAATATTCATTATTCTAATATGGAATAAAAAATAGGAAATGTATCAAAATGAGATCAATCTGGACTGTATTAGAATGAGATTAAAATAACTTATATAATTGTATATATCCTAAGAGATTAACAATTGATATCTGACAAAAGTCAAAAGATAATAAACTGTATTAATATGAGACAAGATAGGAATGAGTGTAAAAATTAGATAGACTTTTTAAATCACACAGAAGTCAACCTAAAACATCAAACTCTCTCAAATCGAAACAGTTAGATATAATTTTTTGTGGTGTATCAGAATAGAACATGTCACGGATAGGTGTAATTCCAGGATAACATAAAAAAGTAGGATAACCAAGATAATTGTATTAATTGTCTCAAAATGAGAAAAGGATAGAAATGGCAAAAAAGGATATACCGGGGTTCCCTGGATATAAGATCAGTGAAAATGGTAATGTTTACAATAAATCAGGTAAAATTGTTAAGTCTCGAAAAGATCCAGATGGATATAAAAGGGTTGACTTGTATCAAAATGGGATCCGTAAGACTAGGTTTGTACATAGTTTAGTGAATTCAGCACATAATGGCGGTACTGGTGAAGTGGATCATAATGATAAAAACAGAAGTAACAATAATGCAAGTAATTTAGAGTCAGTGTCTCGAAAAGAGAATATGAGAAGGACTAGGAAGAAATAATTGGTATATATCTTGCAATAGCAATAATCGTGCCAAAAACTTCCCCCGTTGTATCAATATGACACAAGGGTTATGTATTATTCTTATAGTGCTTTCATGTGGATTGTAGTGCTGGTATAGCTTACTTTTTTATCATCAGTCCATGTCTCAATCTGATAATGCTTGCCGGGTCCATTAAAATGAGACACTGGCGTCTTGATTTCCTTTATATCGTCTCGTCTTTTCATGTCCCTAATAAAAGCCTTAACATCTTTAAGAGTCACTTTTTCTACTGCTTGTCCGCCTATCACCATTCTAAAAAACATAATACATCCTTTGTGTGTGTTTAACTTATAATAACTTATCGGTCGATCAATCAAAAACTTAAGCCTTTTCTGTATAATAATTAATTTTTTTGGCACACTATTTGCAACCTCCCCCGTTGTCTCATTTAGAGACAGGGGTTCTAGTATCAATCTGATACATCTATTGTGAATACCTCTTTTTTCATGAAAAACACTTTTGTTGTCCCATATTGAGACTCGCACCGCCAGACAGGTCTCATATTGAGATCAACCATTGTTGTAGTCTTGTATCTGTTCCTCTTAATTGTATTATTTACCCAATCAATACATTCCTTTTCTGTCCCTTTAAACACTGTCACCGTCTCATGCTTAGTTGCTCGTCTCAGTTCCATGTTATGCTCCCATCGATCTAAAGGGAACATAAGGAAGGCACAGGATAACTAGTTGAGCATGGGTTGAGGTTCCCGTTGCTTGGTGAATGTCTGTAATCGTCTCATAAACCTCCCCTACCAGAATATCTAGATCGTCTGCGATATCTTGCTTACTCATTCCTTGAGATATCATTGACATCACTTCTGCTTCGTGTCTTGTCAGATTAAATAGGTCCATTAGCGTCTCAATCATAATTTAGTCCTTTGTTGGTTTGTTTTGCTTATAATAACTTATCGGTGACTCTCTGAAAAACTTTAATAAAAAATGAATTATTTTTAAATTTTCTTGGTATGATTCTTGCATTGATTGAAATTGGCATGATAGTTGCAACTTCCCCCGTTGTCTCGTAATGAGACAGGGATTAGTTACACGGTAACCCAATGAGTTTTGGTCTGTGGGTCGAACGTATAGTTGTTTAAGGCTAGTGCTGTATCAGAATCGACCATCTTAAATTTGCCGATATATACTTTTGAGTCATCCTCTAAAAACACCAGTTTTGCTTGAGACTCAGCATCCACGACTAAGATTGACTCTTGGTAGTTAGATTGAGCGATCTTGAGGGCTTCTTTAAGGTGTTTAATACCAACCACAAAGGAAGTTTCAATAGTCCCATTATATTGTCCGACTACTTCTTTAAAAAAAATACCCATCCTGTTTAGCTCTACCCTTGCTAACTCGGTTTTGATCTCTGAAAAAAGTTTGCTATCAGTCTCAAGACTAGTGCTGAAGATTATCACGTTCTTTTCCATAATTTGCTCCCTTATGTTTTTTTTTTACTTATAATATATATTCGGTATCCTGCTAAAAAACTTTAGGCTATTCAGTAAATAAATTATTTTTTTTTGGCACGAACTTTGCAAACTTCCCCCGTTGTTTTAAAATGAGACGCCTCGTTATAAGACGTCTCGAATTGAGATTATTCGTATGCAAGATATGTACCAGGATCGTGAGCTTGAAAAAATAGCCCTCTATCCAACATCCAGTTATAGACTTTGTGGTGAACACCTAGGACATAGGTCTCATCGTCTCGGTTATAATTAAACATTGGTATACCGTCAACCATCGACCCCTCACCTGTCCAGAGTAAGGTTGAGTCACTCCCGTTGAACTCTACACCATCCTTTACCCAACAATCAGGAAACGTTTCTTTAAACTTTCTCACCAAATCACTCATAATTACCTTCCTCTCAGTTCTGTATCATAATGATTCACAATTCTGATGAATGTAGCGTTCATCTTGCGCCTTTGCCCTTGCCCGTTTCTGGCGTACATCGACCCTGAATATTGGCCACCATCATGATATATAATGTTAGCATTGAGGATTGAAGGCACGTCAAGATCGTTCATGGTGCCCGCTGCTGCTGCAAACGTGCTGAATGTTCTCGTTACTCTGGTCTTGTTCTCTTTATATATCACTTTGTAATCGATTTGCTTTACCATTTTACGCCCCTTTGTTTAGTTGTTGTCTTAGGTTAAGAATGTCTCTGCGCGAACCAATAGAAATCACTCTGTTATCTTTACAAAGTGCCCACTCTGATTTATTTACTCGCTTAATTGTCACTACTCGCCCCCTTTCAAGACTGATATAATTGAGTTAACATCTTCATCTAGATTGACTGATAAGGCTCTTAAGGCGCTCTCTGTGGTATTGGAGTATCTATATACATGAAGTATAATATCCATTTGAGACAGACTAAGAGCATCAATCATTGCATCTGTTATCTTTACACTGCTTAGGACGGATTCTAGCGTTTTAATCATGGGTAACTCCTTTGTTCGTTGATACCTATATACATTGCACTGAACGTGCCAACGTAAGTATGCAGAATCATTGAGTTATCATTATGATAAATTGTAGAACTTGTATACACTTAACGTATCATATTGAATAAAGGTAGTGATATCGATAGCTTAGGTAGGTGTTTAAATTGTTCTCAATGTCAGAAATTAAACGCCTCATAATGAGACAGCTTCCCCCGTGTATCATAATGAAACATATTACTATGAGACATGGTGTATGGTATGATTGTTGCTAGAGTGCAAGGTGTGTGCCACTGTGCGATGGTATGGTTGTTGTATATATGCAAGAGTTGTGCCAGAGTTTTATTGGTATGGTTATTGCTAATGCAGGATGTGTGCCAGGGGGGGGG